GATCTACAGAATCTATTTGTATATGATCAAAATTAAAATCAGCAGGGGCATCCATATTTAAATACACATTATCAGTGCAACCAGAATCACCCGCTCCACTATATTCAATATTAACATCCTTGACATGTTCTATGCTAAATAGTTCATTAGGTTGTTCAAAGAAGTATTCCCATAAATTAAACTGGTAAGAATCTAACTGCTCTTTCATTTGCTCTGTATAGCAGTTACAGTATATTGGTTTAACTAACTTTTCTTCTGTGGTTTTTACATCTGCTGTTTCTAGTTCATAACAATCAGGATAAAACAACTCTATCCAATTGCTGTATACCATATCAAGTGGCATAGTACCGCGTTCTTCTGGATGTTCGTCTTTATTGTCTACTTTATACAAAGTAAATGTTCCTGTAATCATATCAATGCTGAAGTGTTGATCAAACTTCAATGGTAAATGAATTGCGGGTATGTCTATAAACTTACGCGCATTCACAATAGCATTAAATACACTGCCTAAATCTGCATAATGTTTAGTCTTAACACCCATAGAAAGAATAGGAGCACGCGCTCTAAACTTTTGAAATGCAGATTGATATCGTATTAATTCATTGACAAACTCTTGTGCAGAGCTTAGTTCTCCACCATCTGAGTAAGGTAGTATTATTGTTGTCTCAAATCCATTTTGAAATTTAATAGTTAAGGTTCTTGTAAGCATTATTCAATTAATTTAATTGTTTGTAATTCACCAGTTTTAATAGCAGCTTCTAATTCCATCCAATAATTAATAATGTTACCACCACCCAATACCAATATTGTTTTGTATCCACGTTTTTTTGTACCCATTTGTTTAATTGATTTGATTCTCATTTTGTAATCAGACCAACCAGAAGGTAATTTGATAGATTCTGTAAATCCAGGAGCAGTATACACGTATACATAACTACCATTTATACCAGAGCCAAGACCTAATACTATATCTTCTTTTATTTTATAAGTGACATTATTACTAGCTGTAATGCTGTCTAATCTTTCTCCTTGAGCTATTGCATTATTGGCAATAACAATTAAAATAAATAACAACTTTTTCATTTGACTAAATTTAAAAACCCCTAGTTTCCTAGGGGCTTATGTTTATAACACTATTTTTTCTTTAATTAAAACATTAATCTTACTACGAAGGAATCCTACAAAATCAGCAGGAAACGTACTCATATTTTTCATATGAATAATATTCTTGAACATGTTCTTACTCTCATAACCATCAATAGCAACTTGTATAACTTGAAATCCCATTTTCTCTACTTCGTTAACCATTTTACGAGTGTGAGTAGTAGCGGGTTCACCACGATAGTTATGAGCAGAAGGTGCACCATCACTGATAACGATAAGTATACCACTGTTTAGTGTTTTGCTGCGTACACGTTTGGCAGTGGCTATAATAGCAGAACCATCTCGATTCTCGTATTTAGCAGTCATTGATCCAAGTGCTGTCTTTTGAGGACTACCTGGCTCTTTGTATACCAATAACTGAGTAGTACCAGTACCACTGCAAGAGTAATCACCATCACCATCCCAATCAGCTGTATGACCATACATGAACAATTCTACATCTGTAACATCTTTGAGACATTCATTGAGAAATATTGCAGCTTTACGCGCTTGATCTATTTTGTCACCACCCATGCTACCTGATTCATCAACTAGTATAGTAACACACAGTTTATTAGTTTTAACCTGACCAACTCGTTCATAAATTGTAGATACATGTTGGGAAGCTTCTGCTAGCTTATTGGTATCTAATCTACCACTGCGCATAGATTTAAGTGAAAACTGATAGTCTCTGCTCTTACGACGAAGTAGTGTACCAATTACATTAGCTTTAGTAAGATCAATCTCTTTGATAATATTTGCATATCTGTTTCTACTTTGATCTGTATCAAGTACAGATAGATAGTCAACCTTAGATGCACCCTTTTTACTTATTTCCTCTGCTGTTTTGATTGCTTGCATGAATTTAGTAAAGGAGTCAACAGACTCTTCAGACTTGTATTCTTCCTGCATTGAATTCATCATGTTTTTCATGAATTCGGTAGGTGTTGTCTTGCTAGAGTCAGTGCTGCTATCACTTTCATCTTCTCCACTTTCACCGTCACCACTTATGCCTTTACCATCTTCATCTTTATCATCTGGTGTTTCATGTTCAGGTGGTTTGACATATTGAGTAATAACATCTGCAATCTTTTTACTTACTTTCATGCAGCTGTCTAAACTATCAGGAATACCACCTTCTTTAGACAATATTGATTTAATCTTGTCTATAGGATCTTTAAACTTTAGCAATTCTTCTTCAGTAATCTGATCAGGATATCTAATGATACGATCAAACAATTCAAGCAAGTGCTCATAGTCATTATCTGGTACAGGACGATCTGTGTACTTATGATCTTTATATTTTTTAATGAACTTTAAATAACCTGGAGTATCAACCGCCATGCGTGAATTAATACGCTCTTCGTTAAGCACTTTAAGTATAAAATTCTTTAATGTAGGTTTATGTTTACGAGATACAAGCAACATTTTCTTATGTTCTTCTACATCTTCGTGCATAACTTTAGCAATATTCTGCAATGCGGCACCTATAAATATATCTGTGCTAATACCATTTGCTAACATCTCAGCGGGAATATATGCACGATTAGTAGAATTTTTACCAGTAAACTTAGAAGCGTCAATACCCACTACTTTAGACATTGTAGTAAGTAAACTAGCAGCCTCTTCCATATTCAATCTCTTACTATGACCAAAAAAGAAGTCACTGTAGTTTGTATAACCTTTATCCCAGCTATAAGCTCTTTTATCAGGGTTATAGTGAGTATAGCCATAATCAGCATCTCTACCAAACCAATCTCTAAAATAAGTCATGATTGTAGTTCTTTTAACTTTTGATTAAATTCGTTTTGCATATGCTCAATATCATATACTTTTTTGTCAGTTTCATCTTTATAATAACAAATAGATACTTCAATAGTGTTTTGTTTTGATAAAGATGTTTGTTGTTGTATTGCTATTGCAATCTTACCAAGATTTTCAGCAATGTCTGGAAATACTTGCTCAATAAGTTTTCTTCCCATCAATGTTTCATGAAGTTCTGCCATCGTTTTTTCTCTATTTAATTTTTATAATAAGATTAGCTTCTAACTATTTCACATAAAAAAAGTAGCAGCTGACCTAAATCAACTGCTACTTCACTTCTACAATTTACTTTGATTAGTTAGCTGCTATAATAGATTTAACTTTAGTGCGTTCTGACACACCAGAAGCATCATCAAATAAAGGCATAATAACTTGCATTAATGCACCTACAGTATCAAAACCATCTTTGATAAGATTAGCTGCAAGCAGTGTATGACGCACTGACACTACATTGCTAAGCTCTTGCTCTTTGAATTGATCACGAATTGTCTTAGATACTTTAACAATAGCTTTTGCTATCTTTTCGCTAACACCAGTACGCACCATCAAAATGTTTGTTTCTGACATCTCAGATGGATAGCTTAATTCCACAGGAAAGAAGCGATCTAATAACGCACGATCAATTTGAGTGGTACCACTATATTCTGCACCTAGGTTGGCGGTAGCAAAAAACACACACTTCTCATTGATAGTAATATTACGTACTGCATCACCACCAGCAATATCTACAGGAAGATACCTGCGTTTATCAAGACAAGGAAACAATATATTAGTAGCACTTAGTGGGGCCAATTTGTTATCATAGAAGCTCTTTATCTTCTATTTCTGCATATTACTGTGCAGTTCAGACTATATCATCACCAAAGTCAAATATTTTGAAAGTAACAGACACCAATGGATTACCATCTTTATCTCTTTCTATGACTATGGGCAGGACGCTCGTGTTAGCATTACCATCCTCAACATTACTTGTTAGGACTCGGCTATTAGTCGTTGAACCTTCAAAAGTGTTACCACTTAAGCTTGGCTGCTGATTGTCCTCTGAGCCTTCAGTAGGATTTTCCAGCAATTCATCCTGTTTTACAATCGCTTCCCCCTTCTTAAACATATAAATAAGAATATTTTTGTTAACGATTTAATTCATCAAGAAGGACAATACCTTCACGTTGTATGTGACCCACAAATGGAGCATAATCAAAGTCTGAGTGACCTTCTTTGTTTAACCTGTGTACACCTAACAATGCAGACTGAGCATCTTGCACAGTACCCATATCCTGTATACTCAAAGGTTTTTCCATAGCGCGTGCAATGTGACTTACAAGCTCTGTTTTACCTGATCCAGTAGGTCCTATAAGCAAACTATTTTCACCTCGTATAACATTACGAATTAAAAGATACCACATATCAGCGTCAATATAAAATCCAGTGTCTTGTTCACTAGGACAAGGATACATACGCATAATGCGATCACGCAGTGTACCACTTTCGTTTTCAACAAACGCTTTGCATTTAGCTTCAATATCGATCTGATAACCCATCTCTATCCATTTAGTAGCATATTCAATAGCTATATCACGCTTAATTATGTTGGATGCAATCATCCATTCAAATGCATAATTTACATCTTCATTAGTTGGACAAGCATCGCCTTTAATACTACCATACAAATTGTCTTCGTGCATCACAGCACGAGGTGTACCCATTATTTTACATACTAAATCACCCCAGCTAATATCACTCACTGCAAATATTGTCCCAATGGGGAATTTTGTCAAAACTTTAGAATCACCCACAAATGTAGTAGTAGCTAAATCTACAGCAACAGGATTGTTAGCTTGATTCTTAACGAATTCAATAGTAAACTGTGTTCCCTTAAGGGTTGTTTGAATAAGATACATACTTACTTTTTAAATTTTGGTTTAAGATACTCAATAAGATACTTAGCGTAGCTGACTAGCAACACTTGTTTGTCAAACACAAATTGCTCTTTTTCTTGAGCTAATGCTTTATCATACTCATTCTCGAGCCTGTTAAAGTCTTCCTTATTGAAAGATTTTGTATCAGTCATAAACTGCTATTTGTTTTTATTTATCAGATCCTTCTGAATATTTCCAATGTATATGTACTGCAAATGCAGACAATACTCCTGCAATGGCAGTTGCTACCCACCAATTTCTACTTTTGCGCACAGATGCGTGTTTTTTAGCTGCTGCTACTTGTTGGTAAAGATTTTCACTAGACATACTATCGTTGTAGTTACGCTCCTTTAGAAGTTCACTTTGCATGTATGTAGTGTTTCTATCTTTAGCAACCAACATTTCAGATTGATTCTTTAAGTCAGCACGTAAGGTTATAACTTCAATGCGAATTGAATCACACTCCTGAAGATCCTCTAACATATATTTCATTAGATACTTTGGAGTGTATACCAAAGAATCTTTATTTGTTTTCGTACCGCTTTGTGAGAATGCGGTTGTAATACTGAGAAGAGTAATTAGAAATAGGAGTGATTTTTTCATTTTTATTAATGGTTTTAGTAATAATTTTTATAGGTGTTAATTTAAGTTGATTATTTTCAGACTCAATCTCAATAACGTGGTTAATAAGTTGGTCTTTTTCTTGGATCATGCCGCTCATCTTTTCATTGAGTGACTCAATGGTAGCAGATTGAAATTCAGTCTGATTAATTAATTGTTTTTGATACTTGGCAAGATCGCTATATTCTAGGTATATGAATATACAGAACGCTAGCATAATTGTTAGTAAGATAGATTGTAATACTTTCATGGTTTTACTTCTTTTTTATAGTTAATAATAAATTCAACAAATTCACGGAGTTTGAACCTATCTGAAAACTCATAGTACTTTCCAATGATCATCTATAGCCTTTTCTGATTCTATGCTAATAAGACAGAAATCTGTATTGCTATCAGATAGTTCATACTCATAATAATAATAGCCAGTGGTATCCCCTGATTCTTCTGGAGACACCACTATTTTTGTAAAACCTAATTTTTCAAGGTCTAGTTGTGTAATTTTCATCGTATTTCAAATCCTCCACATTCGCGTAAGAAATTAACAAAGTCTTGTAAACAAGTCAATCCACAACAGTGGGATGTGTTATACATAAAACCATCCACTTCAAATACACCATCTTTAACAAATATTTCGGGATATAAAAATAGCTCTAATTTATTTGATAGTATAGGTTCTACACTAACATTAGACAGACTACCTGATTCTGTTATTGTTTGTTGTGTATACCATCCTACATTCAAACCAATACTATTCCATCCTTCAAACTTTACAGCAATATAATCATCAATAAAATTAGCAAGTATTGTGCATTCTTGTTGAGTCTTCAACCCAGCTCCAGAATTTACTTGAATATTATCAATAAAATCTACTGGTAAGGATAAATTATACATAGTAGCAGATTCCAAGATTACCTGTGCAATAGGACGCCAACTCCACACATTAGCTCTAAAGTAATAACCAAGGTTTTCTTGCTCAAACTCTGCCATGCTTGTCCTATAATCATTTTTTTGCACTCTAGTGCTATTATCCCATTCTATTTCTGGTTTTACACCCTTAATCATAGGGTTTAAACCGTAGATATCCATGCCCATTATTTACCAAAGTCTTTTTTAAGTTTGTTAAGTAGGTCTTTGAGTTTCTCACCTTCTGTTGTATTATTAATGAAATCTTTAAGACGTTCAGCTTCAATATCAGTATCACCAAAAATATTCTTAATTTCATCCATTATTGCATTAGCATCAATGGCTGATTTTAGATTATCATCAATAGTTTTTAAATTGCTATCAATCATACTACGTAGCATAGTTAAACCAGCGATTGAAGCGGCTGGACTACCTGTTACTTTAATTGTCTGAGTTACAGGATATCCTTCGGGATTAAACTCAATAGCAAGTAATACTAAAGAGTTGTTTGAGTCTTTAATGACTTTATCAATATGTTCAAAAATTTCTTCTAAGATAAGTTTCATGATTCTAAAGATTGTTTAATATTTGGTTCTGCTTCTTCTATCATCTCAACTATATGAGAGAGTTTGTCTACAATGCTGTTTATTGTTTTGTAATAGGTGCTTTCACGAATCTGTTCAATTTCTTGATCACCAATTGGAATAAAAACAACAGGTTGAACAGTAAATTCAGTGTAATCACTCATATCCAAGCGTTCAGTACGCACTCGAGAATCTAAACGGTTGTCTAAATCCTCGAGGTGCGTTTTGAACTGATAGTAGACACACGATATTTCAGTGTTGTCTAATGATTTAATCATAGGTCAATTGTTTCTTCATTTAAATTATAAAAATTTAAAGATAGTAATTTATGATTAATCCAAAGATCAATGATATCAAGTGTGGTAATTTTACATTCTTTCAATGTGGGTAGATTGCTGTACTTACCATCTTTAAAATAACTAAGCTTGATGTGCGGGAAAATAACACCAAGTAGCTTGTTAGAATCACCATACACACGCTCATACTTAAATTGGTTAAGCGCATTGATAGCACGAAGATGATCATTCTTAATCCTAAAAATAACTTGTTGAGTCATGGATTGGGTTTGTTCTTCTTGAAATGCATCCATACCATACATCAAACGACGGTACATTGATTTTTGAATTGTGTTCATTGTAAAGTACTTACGTTGAACATTAATGCTAATTTGTTCATCCTGCTCATAAGAAATGAAACTAGATTTACCATTAGCGTAATTAATTGCGATGCCAGTTTTAGTAGCTGTGATTGTTTTATTCATATCAGTTAGTGTTTTTTAATGTTATAATATCAGTAATAGGCGTTTTCAACAGAGAAAAGTATAATAGGGAGGTCCCAATTTTCAAACATTAATACATATTCTCCATTCATGGTGCCATGATTGATCAGAACAGATTGTTTAGTTACAGTACATGCTAGTTCCTCTAGTTTATCAAGTGAATCAGCCATTAATGTGACAGATTTACCCATATAATTAAAATGGGCAATAAACTTAAAAATGTATGGTTCAGGAACTTCGCGATACGCTGCATTAATTTCTTCGTGATAAAATTCTTTTATTTTGCTCATGTGTTGTTTTTTGGATACTCGCACTGCGTAAGTGAACCTGATTTGAGCTGTATTGTATGCTCTTTACCTGTAGATAGGTTCTTATGCACTAGAGTATAGTTCTTACTATTATAGTTAGGTACTGTTAATGGTACATCAAAGTAGACGTATTTTACTATTTCATCCATTGATGTGTATATTTTGTATTTGACTCGACGGGTAATAAGATCTTCAATACGCAGTATATACTGCATTTCAATGGTTGTTGACCCTCTTAATTGCTTTTTAAATAAGCGTTTTAGAGAACATAATTTAAGATTTACAAGTAATCGCTTGATTTTCATATATATTTTGCATTAAAGTAAAAGGGGGGCTAGGTTATACACCCAGCCCCACAGTTACTACCCTATGAACACTAACTAATTTATAACTTTTTAAGTATATCGCGTAGTTTATCTAAAGGATCTTGAGTTACACATATCTCAATTAATCCTCTAACAATTAAATAATCCCGCAAATCCGCACTAGCATTGTTTAATATATTTTCAATAAAAGTAGACTTAGTTGAACTAGGTGTTTGATCATTAATTAGTTTAAGTTCGTTATTTAATGTAGTTTCATAACCTTTTGTAAAGCCACATGCTGAGAACACATCATCTGCATCGTGGTCAAACGTACGACTTGATGTACGATCTGTTGTATCACTGTTTTCTTGGTTAGGTATATTACGAATAGCCCAACTAACTTCTTCTTGAGTGAGTGAATTATTTGCACTCAAGATTACTTCCATAATTTTTTGTTTCATAGACTTTGTTTTTTGATTTTTTGTATTCAATTAGAGGTCAAGGTTAGAATCGAACTAACTTATTTGCCGCGTAATGTCCCGCGGCATTTATCCATATTGTACATCTACTTTTGTAAAGATACACTTGACCAACCAATTGCTTACTTGTTATTTTACTCTAAAGTTTATTACAAGTTCAGTATCACTAACAGACACATTTTCAATCAAATTCATACTGAATCGTAGCGTACTATTGGACATATTAACAACAGGTAAAGTTGTTCTGTCTTTTTCGTATGACTTTTGACTAGGTCTAGTACCAGCTTTAAAGTAACGATAATAAGCTTGATTGTAAGTAATATTTAATGTTTCTGCTACGCTAGCAAGAGCCACTTTTTGATTTACTCCAGTTTTCATTAGCTCTAACACCGTCTTTTTAAACTCGATGATTTTTCTTGCAGATAATTTTTTGATGCTCATTTTAAATGATTTCAAGGTTTACACTAAAAGATTTGGGTATTAGTAGTCAAGCTATTAGCTTTAAACTAAAAATACATGGTTATTATGTCAATTATGTCAAAATTATTTTGTAACTTAACTTTGTTAATTGTACAATTTGTTTAAGGGATATAGATTTTTTTGGTGCTACCTTTGTTTGTTGATGATAATTGTATGTTTCAAGATACTATCTAACTTAAAAATATCTGTTTGATAGAGAGCTATAGAATCTTTTAATTCTTTAACTCTGGTTGAATGCATCTCTTTTATCTTTTGCTTATCATAATAAAAGAATAATAAAACAACAAGTATTATTAAAAGAGGGATTGGTTTGACATTTACCATGATGATTGATAGTAATAATCACCACTAAACTTACCATCTGAATCCATTTCTTTTTCTAAGAACTCAATAGTATCTTTAGTATCTTGATAATAATATTTATCATATTCAGTACTTCCAAAAAAGAAACCTGATGTAGTTGGTAGTATATCATTAGGAGCACTAGCAGCATCAAACTCCATTACTTTTTTACAAGCATCATATAGATTCTTTAAGTCTTCTACTGAAACATAAGTTGACCTACCATCATCAACACTACTTTGACAATTTTGAACAAACCAATTATGGATATGATTGGCTTTTCTCCAATACATCACTTGTTCTTCAACATATGATATTCTGTCTACTTTAATTTGATCAAATACTTTTCCATTTCTTTTAACAGTAACTTCAAACTGTTTTTCTTTGGGTATGTGTTCCCATTGTTTTACATATGTCTTTTTAGACAAATACATATCTAGTCCCATAATTTAATATTCCATTAGTTGCATGAATGATATTACATACTTTTCTCTTATCTTAGTAACAATAATCTCACTACCATAATAGTGACTAGGTAATTCTTGTAACACTACATTACAAAATTCCTGAATTGGATCTATTACATCTAGGTTATTCTGTCGTGCTCCAACTAGGTTATTATGCGCCATACTTAGAATATAATCTAAATCTGAATCGAATCCATTTTCTTTAGCCTCTTCGCTAAGGTACTCCTTGCCACTGCTTCCGTTTAAGTCTTGATCGAAAGAGAAGTCTTTAAACTTCTCTACGATGTTTTCTAAGGTAACTACTATTACTTCTAAGGTGCTGTTTCTATTCGTACTCATCTTTGACAATATTTTCTGCAAGAACTCTTGTTTGCATAAGTTTTAACTTGAGCTTTATTATTTCTAGCTCTAATTCTTCAGTGGTCATATCAGTTTTCTCACGTTGATCTCTAACAGCTTCAAATACCATCTCAGTCATATCGTCTTTTCTCATGTCAAGAAACTCACTTGTTTTTGCTCCATCAGTATAATTGAAGCAATAGCCTGATCCATCTTCAAATTGGATACTGGTTACATGTTTACCTTGCTGTGTTAACACAACAATGGCTGCCACTAGGGACTTTGGTGTCATTTTTTTCATATGTTTATAAGGTTTTTATAATTTCTCATCAATGTATTGGAAGCAGTTCACGATCATGTACAGTGTACCCAAGGATGATACTATATAAACAAATACCATTGGACTACAAGCTACATCATTTAGTGTGGTATCAAAAACAAAAGAAAAAAAGGCAGTTAATAACCAATTTAAACAAGTTACTAATATTATAATAGCTGTTGCTACTATTGGATAGAGTAGTGTTTTTTGAATTGTATTCATGTTATTTGTTGGGTTAGTGAGAGTTAGTTACTGATTGTCATCAATGATAAGGCTATCTAATGCTGTGTCCCCTAATGGAATAACTCCAACGGGTCTGTTATTATCAGATATAATATATCCTTGATCTGTGCATATCATTTGATACTCACAAGGATCTTTAGGATACACTATTGGTGAGAGTAATAATCCAGCAATAGCACCCATTGTTAACATTATTATAATGTGTAAGACTTTATTCATTTTGTTTTAGTATTTTAAATGGTTAACTCATCTTCATCAGCTAAATGGCTGTCATTAAACTCATTAGCTATATCACCTTTAAGTTCAAACACTCCTTTATTATGCTTGTTACTATTGTTCACAATCATTTTAAGAACATTGCGTAGGTGGTGAATATCCATAGACATTATATCTATGAATGTACCATCTTTTTGTTTCCAATAAACTATTTCTTTATTGTTCATTTGATTGATTTTCTAAACCATTAAGCTCACATTCGTTTTTTAAATCATTAAAAGAATTATACCATTCTAACTGTTCTGGAGTTAGTTTTGATTTTAAATCTTTTATTAATTCAAGTTGTTCTTCTTTCCACCATTTGTATTCAAGATGTGCTTGATAATTATCAGATACATCTTCAATATCTTCAGATGTTAATCTTGAAGGATGATTGTTTTCTATCTCTTGTTCAAGCTGTTGAATATAAGAAATAGGATAAGATTCAAAAGTAATTTCTTTTTCAGCTGTAGAATATCCTCCACCAATTAGTGCAAGTTTTTCTCTAACCATAAATAAACATGGTCTAATATTACCTAACCCTAATGGAGACTCTGTTTCTAAATGATATTTAGTTAACAGTCTTTCTAGTTGTTCTAATTCTAAGTTTGTCATTTTATTTTGCATATTATTACAACTTGCCAGTTGCTTGTTATTGGTTATTCATTCACTAAAGTAGAATGATTCACTTAATATTATCCCTCTGCACTCAGTTGTAATAACTAAAATCTTTCATTTAGTATCAGAGATCACCCATCAATCAACTATGTTTAGATTGACACTGTGTATTACAACTGCTCACCCTTGGGAAGTGAGAATGGTGCATTAATAATAGACATTATTGTTTAGTCTATTGATTTGTAATCAGGAAAAAATTAAGATTTCTCGCCTGATCTATAGGATACTACCCTACTTATATAAGATTACATATAATAGAAATATGATCCTATCATTAGTTCAAGGATATTGATTAGTGTGACTTAGAGTTGATGGATTGATGTGTAAAGTAATAATTAAGTTATCTAGTGCCGCGTTTTTGATGTTTCATGTGGAACAAGTAACTATAATGAATGAGTGTGAGAGGTATATACTCCTCACATTCAATCACTTACACATTTATTCTACTACTTGATTAGTAGAGATTGCAGTAATTATATGCATCTTAGAATAATGCAAATGTTATTGCAGAAACAACGCTTATCATTGGTGGTAAGTGCTAATAATTGCGGGAAAACACTACATCTTAATTTTGTAATATATTGATTCTGTAACAATTTGTACTATTCTAATACGAATTTACCCGCACAATACTGTTAAGAATGCGTTGTTGAAGTGTGGCGCAACGCGCGAACAACTGTTGCGAAGCAACGCCTTATTTTGAAGCGACATAAAGCTGTAATGAGCAAGGGGTATTTTCCTTGCTCATTACAGAGTGTCTGCTTACTTGCGTGCTCGTGCTCGTGGTTTTGAGACTGCTCTTGCAGGTGTCGCAGGTGGCGTAGCAGTTGGTCCTGCAAGATTAGCGGGTGTACTTGCTTTAGCAGGTGCGTTGCTGTCTTTGGACGTATCACGTTTTTTGAAGCCTGCTTTAAGTGCACTTGCGAAGTTTTCGTTCGCACGCTTGCTCGAAGACTCAAAATCATCGTACGCACGATAGCGTCCCAATAGATAGTCGCCACTATCAGCGGTTTTACCGTCTAACCACGTGATTTGACCTGATTTGAATGGTGGTGGGACTTCTACTTCAAGTTCATCACCTACTTCATTAACCAAGATTTGGTAGCGTGGTACAAACCAAAGAGGTGTGCCTGTATCAGCGTCCTCAATAAGTTTGTACTTACCTGTGGAGTCAAGCTCTGCCTCTTGTTCCACGTTGTCGCAATATTCATCAAGTTGCTCTTGCGACCCAATGACTTCATACGTGTAACTGCGACCGTTAACACGTAAAAACTTTACTGATAATGTTTCCATAAGTTTCTTTTTTAAGATTAGATAATAACAAGTAACGTAAGAAATTGAGAATGAACGAAGTGAATTCTTAATTGATTGGTGTAAAAGGGTGCAGAAAACTCTGCTACCCTACAAGGCTGTGTGGCGAACATCTATCGAAGTTCTTTCAGATATTCTAAACGCTGTGCATAGCAATCAGCAATGGATACACCACTGATTACTATAGCAATATCTGTAAACCACATATATACAATATCATACATAGTGACTGACAATAAGTAACGTAAGTAATCCCAGATGAACGAAGTGAATCTATGTCTCAAAGAATTCTTTTTTTGTTTAGTTTTCTGATTTTCAAAACTTATCTACAAAGTGACGGGGGTACCAGGTAGACATCATCGAGGCGGGGATTGTTACACTAGGTACCAATCACATCCTCTAATATTAAAAACATCATATAGTGGGATAAAAATTTCTAGTATTGATAATCAAATTTGGAAAATTTAAATTTTACTTTATATATTTGTATTTCTATTACGTTAGTATAACCAACAAAAATTATTAAATAATATGTCAGAAAAACAAGAACGTCCATCTAGAGAGCAGATGGTTCAGTGGTACAAGGATGAGATTGAGTTAGCTTCTTTTCGTGCTGATTTGTCTAAGTTACAAAGGGATGCCGCTGTATATGAAGCAGAGCGTATTAATGCAATTGGTGCTATTGCACAGATGACACAACCTGAGCAGGAGGATGCTGATCAAACTAAAGTAAAAAAATTAAAGAAAGAAGTTCTAAATGCAGATTAACAGAGTAGTGAAGAAGGTGAGGTTAGACTCAATGTTAAGTGCTGTGAAGTATCAGCTTATTACGGAGTTGGTATTTTTACGTAAGCAGTTATTGATTGATTCTGATCTCACTTATCTTTCATTGCTTACCATTATGGGACCTATGCCACTAAAGGACTTTTGTACAAAAGCTGTAGTATATGTATATGGACAAGAAATTCTTCATGATGTACTCAAGCATCCAGTAAAAGTACAGACTGTAAGAAACAGATTGGGTTTATTACAGAAGCGGGGATTTATTATTAAACAGGGTAAGGGTAAGAAGATGCTTATGCTTAACCCTGCAATTCCTGTAGTCAAGCAGGGGAATGTATTGTTAGAATATAATTTCATATACGTTGAGACCAAAGAAAGCCAAGGAGTCAATAGCTCAGATCGCGAAAGAGTTGCAACTTTCTGAACAGGAAGTTAAATCTGTGTTGGATATCTACTGGGATAAGATAAGAAAAACACTCAGCTCATTAGAACACAATAAAGTATTTCTTAAAGGATTGGGTACATTCTACATCAAGACATGGTCATTAGAAAAGAGGCTCAAGATTAATGAAAATAAGGTAAGTAATTGTATGGAGAATCCATCTGCTTCAGGTTTGCAGATGATGAATGATATATTTAAAGAGAACATAAAGCTCAACGCAGTCAAGCAGCGCGATATGGTTCAGAATCGAATAAAGTCTAGAAAAAGAGATGAAAGACGTAATCAAGATTTGGAAGGAGAAGGGTAAGATTCTAGAAGGTATAAAGAATAATATCTTCAAAAACGCTGATGTCGAGAACATTGCAGCAGAACGTATGAGTATATGCGAGACTTGCCCCTACTTAGATAAGAGTGGTTCACATTGTATGGTACCAGGCACACAACCTTGTTGTGGGTTATGTGGTTGTTCTCTTGCACTTAAGACAAGAGCATTATCAGCAGCTTGTGATATACACAAGTGGATGGGTATTGTGAGTCATCAAGAGCAAATCATTATTGATCAACATCTCTCTCAAGAAAATACAAATGAAACTACTATTTGATCAAAAGACACACACGTACAGAACAGCAGAAAATGAAGAATTTATAAGCGTAACTAAACTACTCTCGCACTACAAACAACCCTTTGACAAAGTGAGCATTAGTCTTAAAGCATCACGCAATAAGAAAGGCAAGTGGTATGGAATGAATCCAGAGGAAATTGTTGACGTGTGGACAAAAGAATCAGAACGAAGTGTACAACTAGGAAATTGGTATCACAATCAAAGAGAGTCTGACATACTAGAATGTAATTCAATTTCATACGATAATTCACTGCTGCCTGTGTTTCCTTGTACTTATGATGAGTCAGGAGATAAGGTAGCTACAAGTCAAAAGTTAGATGAAGGGGTGTATCCAGAATTTTTTCTGTATCTTCCATCAGCAGGTATAGCAGGACAAAGTGATCGAATCACTATTGTTAATGGCAAAGTTGACATCCTAGACTATAAAACCAACAAGGAGATCAAAGCCACTTCTTTTAAGAATTATGAAGGTATTTCTCAAAAGATGCTATACCCGCTGAATCATCTGGATGATTGTAACCTGAATCACTATGCAATTCAGCTTTCTATTTATATGTATATTATAATCAAACATAATCCCCAGTATTTACCTGGGAAATTAACGCTCAATCACATCATATTTCAAGAGGACTTTGATAAAGATTCTTATGGATATCCCATCTATTTACGCGATAATGATGGTAACTTTATAGTCAAAGAAGTTATCCCTTATCAAGTTCCTTATCTTAAAGATGAAGTGATGCAGTTAATACAACACTATCAATTAACAAAAAAACTATGATATTAAAAGGAAAACGTGTGCTACTTAATCGTCCACACATTGAGAAATCAGTTATTGAAATGACACAAGATGTCCAAGACAAAATAAACAAAGACAACTTTGCTAAGTGGACACAGCTTGAAGTATTTGCTATAGGAGAAGAGGTCACAGGAATTAACCCTGGTGATAAAGTCTATATTAGTAAAAATGGAATTGAACACTGTGAAATAATAGAGATTGAAGATAGTCTCAAACTCATAGTGAATGAAGGTCAAATATGTTTAATATGGTAAGGATCTTTGATATTGTCAATGGGAAAGTTATTCCTAGTGAACACTGTTATATCTTAAAAGATTTAAAGGTGATCATAGACAATTATCCTAAAAATTACATTGATGTCTTTGCCTATGTGTTTTATATGACTTGCCCTAATCCAGAATTAAATCCATTCTTTGATGTATCGGAAACTGATAGAGAGTCTTTGATTTTTAAACAAATTAATAATACATTTAGCAGTGAGGATCAAGTAGTGATTGAAGCTATAGCGTTTTGCAAGAAGTTGTATGAGACCCCAACACTTAGATCTTATATGGGTATTAAAAAAATGCTTGATAGATTGGCAATGTATATGGAAACACAAAGCATAACAGATGGTAGAGACGGTAATATAAACTCTATTGTAAGTGTTGCAAAAAACTTTGATCAAATTAGATCATCTTTTAAAGGAGTGAATAAAGATCTGATGGAGGAACAACAATCGACAGTTAGAGGAGGAGCAAATCTTGCATATGACCAATAAAGAATCTCTTTACCATTGGATGTTTCATTACAATCATTATACAGAACTATGGAGTGCGTTCCAAAGGAAGGATTGTACTCAGTATTTTGACAATCCAAATGATCCTGATTTGATAGTGATCAAGTCAAAAGATGTAAATACAGTGGTGAATATCCTTTATAAGATTGGTGGTGATGAGAGTAAAATTATGGACTTATAATGGAATTATTTATAAAAATACCTACCTATGACGCCATTACAGAACTGTGGTCCCACACCGAATTTACAACAAGAGAAGACTTTGTGCAGTTCTTACGCTCAATATTTAAAGAACCTGGAAAATACGAATTTGACCAAACAAGTTTGCTCTTCAACTCCCAAGCCAAACATTTTAATAGTTACAAATTCTATTGTGCAGCTCCCATTAGATCAAGAGACTTCATTCAATACTGGGATTTTGAAAAAGAAAAGTGTAGGATGGGTGTTATATTCAAGAACAAAGAAAACACTTGGTACCTTACGCGGGATTATTACATGTGGCTTAACTTTCTTCCAATCTATAATAAAGAAATTGCGAGGTTTGGTTTCGCGGATGTAAGGGATGCGCAGTATCACATGGCTTTATATGAGGATATTGCAAAGTATAGCTATAAACATGTAGCCATACTCAAGAAACGCCAGATTGCATCTTCTTATTTCCACGCAGCCAAAATGATTAATGGGTTTTGGTTTGAAGAAGGATGGATTAATAAGATAGCAGCATCCTTAAAAGATTTTATTAATGAGAAAGGTACTTGGCGTTTCTTAGATGAATATCGTAACTTTTTAAATACACATACAGCTTGGTATCGCCCTACACAACCAGATAAGACATTTAACTGGGAACAAAAAATTGAGATAACTCAAGGTGGTAGAAAGAAAGATATAGGATTGAAGTCAGTAATGATTGGGGTTACTTTAGAAAAAGACCCAATCAATGGTGTAGGTGGTCCATGTTCTTTCTTTTTTCATGAAGAAGCAGGGGTTGCACCTCGCATGAATGAAACATTAGAATATCTTTTACCAGCTCTAAAATCTGGTATGGTATATACAGGAATGTTTGCAGTTGCGGGTTCTGTGGGTGATTTGGATCAATGTGAACCATTGCGCGATATAATTTTTAATCCAGATTCTAAGGATGTTTTAGCAGTAAGTACAAACTTAATTAATGAGAATGGAGATACAGCTTTATGTGGTCTATTCATTCCTGAACAGTGGAGTATGATACCCTGTATTGATAAGTGGGGTAATTCATTAGTTGAAAATTCTCTAGATATGATTCTAGAGGAACGTAAAAAATGGAAGAAAGATCTTAAATCAAACGACTATCAACTTCGTGTATCACAAAAGCCTATTAATATTGAAGAGGCGTTTGCATACAGAAAGTCTTCAGTATGGCCCCTCCACTTGATCACTAGTCAACTCAGGAGAATAGAAGATAAGGAATATTACTGTGAGACTGTTGAACTAATATATAACGATAAAGGTGAGATAGAGGCAAAGCCAACTAAGCGTTTGCCCATCATGGAATTTCCACTCTCTCCTAGGACAGAGAACAAGGAGGGGGCCATATTGATGTGGGAAAAACCCATTAAAGATGCACCATGGGGTACTTACTATGCATCTATTGACCCAATAGGCGAGGGAAAAACAACAACATCAGACTCATTGTGTTCTATATTTATTTATAAGACACCACTTCAAATAACAAAAAAGAAGATGGATGGTACAATAGAGAATCATATAGAACAAGATCATTTGGTAGCATCTTGGTGTGGGCGATACGATGACATTAATAAAACCCACGAACTACTGGAAAAATTAATTGAATATTATGGAGCATGGACAATAGTGGAGAACAATATTTCTTTGTTTATCCAACACATGATTCATAAGAAAAAACAACATTACATGGTTCCAAAATCTCAAATCTTGTTTCTAAAAGATTTGGGTTCTAACAACAATGTATTTCAAGAATATGGGTGGCGCAATACAGGGAATCTATTTAAAACACACTTGATTTCTTATGGTATTAATTTTTTGACAGAAGAGCTTAATGTAGAAACAAAACCAGATGGTAGTATTGTTAAAACTACATATGGTATAGAACGCATCAAAGATCCAATACTTCTAAAAGAAATGCAGCAGTATAGAGAGGGTTTAAACGTAGATAGACTGGTAGCATTTTGTGCTTTAGTTGCTTTTGCAAAAGTTCAACAATCTAATCGAGGATATGCTCATAAGATTGAAACTGAAACAAATTCATTTAAAAAAGCTAAAAATTCAGATAATTTGACTAAATTATCTAGAAGTCCCTTTCGTAATTTAGGCAAATCTTCACTTGCAAGTGGAGGAAAAGTAACTAAACAAGCATTTAGAAATTTAAAATAATAGAGTTATGGCATTAGTAATCAACGCAAATACATGTTATGTATATCGTCATGTTAGATTAGATAAAAATATTCCTTTTTATGTTGGGATTGGATCTGATAATCAATATAGTAGAGCTTATTTTGCTAAAAAGAGAAATTCATACTGGAATAAAATTGTTGCAACAACGAATTATAAAGTTGAAATATTAATGGAAGATCTATCATGGAATCAAGCGTGTGATAAAGAAAAAGAGTTTATATTGTTATATGGTAGACATGATTTAGGTAAGGGTTGTTTAGCTAACATGACAGATGGTGGTGAAGGTTCTTTGAACGTTGTTCAAAAATTAGAAACTAGATCTAAAAGATCAGAAAAACTTAAAGGTGCTGGTAATCCAAATTATGGCAAGAGTATTCCTGAATGGCACAAAGAAATATTAAGAAAAGCTCAAACTGGTCGTAAACAAGATAAAGAAGCTGTAAAATTAAGAACTCAAAAACTCAAAGGTAAAAAACGATCTAAAGAAGTAATGTTACCCTGTATAATTGCCAAGTGTAAAAATATAATTGACTTATCTTCTGGGATAATTTTTGATTCAATTTCAGAAGCTGCGGCTTCTAAAAAAATAAACAGAACTACTCTTAATGCTATGTTAAGAGGTCAAAATAAAAATACTACATCGTTAATATACATATAATATGTTAGTAATCAACGCAATGCAGGCTAAATCTGGTGTGAAAACTGATCACACTAGAATGGGTACACTTACTCAACCTTTGCAATTCTTAGCTAAATCACAGAAAGATGGTGAGTGGGGTGCATGGAACATGGATTGGTTTGAGATGGAGGGTCTGCGTCAGATTAGAAGAAACGCAGGTAGATTTCTCAAGAACTATAAACTTGCAAATGGCATTATTGATCGCACTGATTATGTAGTAGAGGAAGACAATGAATACTCTGATTTGGTAGAAACACTCACGCGAGATGATGCATCTGTGCTAGAACTCAAGTTTTATCCTATCATACCCAATGTCATCAATGTAATGTGTGGTGAGTTTGCCAAACGCACTGACAAGGTCCAATATGTGACCACTGATCCTGTGAGTTTTAATGAGATGCTTGAAGAAAAGAGAACAATGATTGAGCAGACATTGGTGCAACAGGCTGAAATGAAGCTTGCTACAAATTTGATCAATCAAGGTGCTGATCCAGAGTCAGAAGAATTCAAGCAAGCGATGTCACCTGAGAATATCAAGTCACTTCCTGAGATTGAACAATTTTTCAAGAAAGATTATCGCTCACTAGTGGAGCAATGGGCTAACCATCAACACGAAGCAGACAGTGAGCGTTTTAAAATTAAGGAGTTGGAGAATCGCGCGTTTCGTGATATGCTTACCACAGACAGAGAGTTTTGGCATTTTAGAATGGATGAGGATGATTATGAATTAGAGTTGTGGAATCCCATTCTTACGTTTTATCATAAGTCTCCTGATATTAGGTATATCTCCCAAGGTAATTTTGTAGGAAAAATAGAACTGCATACTGTATCAGATATTATTGACAGGTATGGATATTTAATGAACGATGAACAACTTAGATCTCTTGAAAACATTTACCCCAAAAAAGCTGCTGGTTACCCTATACAAGGTTATCAAAATGATGGTACTTTTTATGATGGTACCCGTTCTCATAATTGGAATGTTACTGGGCCTAGTCTTGGGTTTCGCCAGTTTACTTCTGTTAATGATTATTTCTTGGCTGCTGGTGATGATATTATTACCCGTATTCTTAATGAAAGCGAGGACTTACAAGACTTCGGGACGTATCAACTCTTAAGAGTAACCACAGTATACTGGAAATCACAACGCATGGTGGGTCATCTTACCAAGATTGATCCAGAGAATGGAATGAAATTTCAAGAAATTGTCACAGAGGATTATAAAATTACTGTACCACCTGTGTATGACACTATAGTTAACAAAACCAAGGATGAAACTACTTTATCACAAGGTGAGCATATCAAGTGGATATGGATCAATCAAGTCTGGGGTGGGTTGAAGGTAGGACCAAATAGACCTAGCTTCTATGGGAATGCAGACTACATGGGAATACAACCCATTTATCTAAACATTAAACCTATGAAATTTCAATTCAAAGGTGATTACACACTCTATGGATGTAAACTCCCAGTAGAGGGTTCTGTCTTCTCAGATCGCAACTCACGCGCTGTATCTTTGGTAGATAAGATGAAACCATTCCAGGTGGGATATAACCTAGTCAACAATCAAATATCTGATATCTTGCTTGATGAACTTGGCACGGTGATTTTACTTGATCATAATGCATTACCAAAGCATTCAGCAGGTGAAGACTGGGGCAAAAACAACTACGCTAAAGCATATGTTGCCATGAAGAACTTCCAAATGTTACCATTGGATACTTCTATTGCAAATACAGAATCAGCACTAGGGTTTAATCACTATCAAGTCTTAAATCTTGAGCAGACTCAACGTATGATGAGTAGGATTCAGCTAGCTAATTATTTTAAGCAACAGGCGTATGAAGTAATTGGAATCACTCCCCAGCGCATGGGACAAGTAAATTCTCAAGAAACTGCCACAGGTATTGAACAAAGCATAAATGCTTCCTACGCACAGACAGAGATGTACTTTGTACAGCATTCTGAGTATTTGATGCCACGAGTGCATCAGATGCGCACTGACCTAGCGCAGTATTATCACTCGCGTAGACCAAGCGTAAGACTTTCCTATATTACTAGCTTAGATGAAAAGATAAACTTTGAGCTTAATGGTACTGAGTTATTGTCTAGGGAACTTAATGTATTTGTTACCACCAAGGTTAATCACAAGCAAGTAATGGAACAGATCAAGCAATTGGCTGTTCAAAACAATACATCGGGCGCATCCATTTATGATTTAGCTGAGATTGTAAAAGCAGACTCTATGTCTGAAGTAACACATGTGCTGAAATCTATTCAGAATAAAACAGAGATGCAGCGTCAACAAGAGATGCAACAGCAACAAAGCTTACAACAACAACAGATCCAAGCACAGCAACAAAAGTTGGAGTCTGAACAAAAGTATGAAGCTGAACAAAATGCTCTTGATAGACAGACACAGATTGATGTGGCTGAGATTAAAGGAGCTGGATTTCAAGTTGGTGATCAGAATCAGAACCAACAATCAGACTACTTAGACTCCATCCAATACTTGGACAAGAAGCGTCAAGCTGATGAAACAATTTCTCTAAAGCGTGAACAGGAAATCAATAAAAACAATCGTGAATCTGAATCTTTGAACTTAAAACGCGAAGAATTGAGCACTAAAAAACAGATCGCAGATATGCAATTACAAGTTGCCAGAGAGAATAAAAACAAGTATGATAAGAAATCTAAGAAACAGTAGTGTTATAGTACGCACGATTTCTTAAAATCATACCCTTGGTAACCTTTTAAAGTTTAAAATTGCATATATTATAATAGGAAGACAATCAAAACCAACCCCATATGTCAACCAATGAAAACAATGCCCCAGACATCAATCTGGATGAGTTCTTACCAATGCCAGGAGTAAGTGATATCCTCACTGCTCCAGAAACTTCTAAAAACACTGTTTTTTCTAAAACGAAGGATCTTGATACTAGCTTTCTTGAGGCTAAAAAAACCCAAGAAGACGAAAGTGAAGATACTAAGAAAGAACAGAAATCTGAAAATATTGAGCAAGTAAAGAAGGTAATAGATGATATTGTAAACTTAGATAATACTGAAGAAGATACTAAGTTTTCAAATGGTCGCCCCAAACTAGATAAATCTGGGATGGTAGAAACCTTCTCAAAACTCATTGAAGATGGTATGATTGTACCATTTGATGATGATAAAGATTTAAATGACTATTCTGTAAAAGATTGGAAGGAGTTACTCCAAGCCAATTTTGAAGATAGAGAGAATAAAATTAAGCAGGATGTTCCTGCATCGTTCTTTGATAGCTTACCCAATGAACTCAAGTACGCATATAAGTATATTGCGGATGGAGGTCAAGATCTCAAAGGTCTATTCAAAGCACTCTCCCATGTAGAAGAGGTGCGCTCACTAGATCCTAGTGATGACAATGACCAAGAATTAATTGCACGTCAATATCTTAGAACTACACAGTTTGGTAGTGATGATGAGATTGACGAGGAGATTAATACTTGGAAAGATCTTGGTACACTTGGTAAGAAAGCAAATCAGTTCAAACCCAAGCTGGATAAGATGCAAGAGGAGGTAGTAGCATACCAACTTCAGCAGCAAGAAACAGCTAAGAATCAACAACAAGAAGCAGCTCAGCAATACGTTGATAACGTATACAGCACGCTTAAAGATGGGGCGATCAATGGCATCAAATTAGATAAGAAAACACAAGCTTTCTTATTTAATGAGCTTACTCAACCCAAATATCAATCCATACAAGGTAGAAATACGAACTTACTTGGACATCTACTGGAGCGATATCAATTCCTCGAACCTCGATATGATCTGATCGCAGAGGCTCTATGGCTTCTCGCTGACCCTGACGGTTATAAAAATCAGATTAAAACAGTTGCTAAGACAGAAGCTACGCAAGACACAGTGCGTAAATTAAAGACTGAAGAATCCCGTAAGATTTCTACGTCTTCTATGACTGATGAGGAAGATGAAAAACCTTCACGCAGAAAAATTGCAAGACCACAAAACATATTTAAACGATAACCAATATAACTAATATAACTAATCTAAAAAATGGCAACACCAGTTTTAAACAATGGCCTATTCTTACGTGATACGCAATATCAAGTAAGTTCACATCTTGACAGCTACCATCTTGTCAACATGCTAAGAGGCACAGAACCGATGGATATGGGTCCAGTGGATCTATGGGCGATGGCTCAAAAAGTTGAAATGCCCTTATATCAAATGGCATCATTTGGTGGTAAGAACACCATCCTTGTAGACAACCCTCGTGGTGAATATAAGTGGCAGACTCCTATAGTTCAAGATCTTCCTTACATTGTATGTAATGTAGAGGATGAGGCAGCAACAATTGGGCAAGATGGTACAACCTTCAAAATGAAGTTAAACAAGCGTGTCTTTGGTCATGGTGATATCATCACTTATGATAAATACAACGGTGCTGAATTGTACATTACTGCTGATGACATTATTCCAGCTGGTGATGGTTTCATCTACACTGTACAGATGGTCAACAACGACAACCTTGCTGCATTCAACCAATCTTACTTTGCTGCTGGTACTAAGTACTTCCGCAAAGGTTCTGCTCGTGGTGAATATGGCGAACGTTTCTCTGACATCATGGTTCAAACTGGTTTCCGCGAGTACTACAACTACGTAGGCGGTGCTGAAGCTCACGTTCACTATTCTATTTCTTCTCGTGCTGAGTTGATGCTGAAAGGTGGTTTGAATGCTGATGGTACTATTCCTGTTACTGAACTTTGGCGTATGTTTGACAAGCAAGCTGATCCTTCTATTACTTCTTTAGAGACTATGGTATCTAAAATGGGTAAGGAATATGTGAAGCGTGCATATGACAATGGTACACTTACACGTTCATTTGTAACTGCACTTGAAGCAGCTCATCTTTCCAAAGTAGCTACTGACATTGAAACTTACTTAATGTGGGGACAAGGTGGACGTATCAAACAAGATGGTCCAGATGATATTCGTCTTTCTGTGGGTCTATGGCGTCAGCTTGATAACGCTTACAAGCGCATCTATAACAAAGGTCAATTTACTCTTGAGTTATTCCGTGCTGAGATCTTCAATTTCTACAATGGTAAGGTTGAGTTCAAAGGACCAGATCCTAATCGTCAATTGATTGTTCAGACTGGTATGGGTGGTATGAAAATGGTTAATGAGGCTATCAAGCGTGAAGCTATCTCTGCTGGTCTTGTAATCAATGCGGGTAATGGAGGAAATGGTATTGGTGCAATTAATGGAACTAATGCAATGGATCTGAATTTTGGATTTGCATTCACAAGTTACACTATCCCATTCTTAGCAAACGTAAAGTTTGTGTTGAATCCTGCGTTTGACAACGTTCATACTAATGACATTGAGAATCCTATGATTGATGGTTATCCTCTGTCTTCTTACAACTACATTATCTTTGATATCACTGATAACACGAATGACAACATCTTCTTGCTCAAGCTTAGCTGGGACAATCAGTTGAAGTGGTTCTATCAAAATGGTACTATGGATTACATGGGTCGTACACAAGGCTTCCAATCTAATGGTCAATTCAATGGATATCGCGTATACATGACTCAGACTATGCCTGCTATTTGGGTGAAAGACCCAACCAAGGTATTGAAGATTGTGATGCGCAATCCTATCACTGGCGGTTCATTTTAATTATTAAAATAAAGGGGGAGCTTAACAGCTTCCCCTTCTTTTTTATATTTTAAAAAACAATTAAAAAATAATAAATAATGGCAATCTATCCTTCTGGACCATTGAAATTTGTTTGGCAATATCTAAGTTCAACTTTAACTAACTTTAAAGTTAAGTTATTGGGATATAGAACATATAGAGCATTACTGACACAAACTATAATTTCAACAGCTCCAACTGCAATAGTATTAGAAAATACTATTGATCCAACATTAACCTGGACAGTTGGAGGAAGTGGTGACTATTCTATTAATTGTCAAAGTCCTGCGTTTAACAATTCATCTAAGGTTACAGTAATCATTGGTCTTTCTGCAGTATCAGGAGGTATAGGATCTGCTTCTGGATTTTTTTCTAATTATGAAATTTTATCTTCCACTAATTTAGGATTATATACGGTTGACTCCATACTTTTTCCAATAGATGGTGTTTTGAATAACACTGAATTTACTATAAAAGTATATCTTTAACCTGTTAATTTAAATAAAACATGAATACAATTAAACTATATGAAGTAGGCGATGGTAGTCAAGTTATACAACTTACACCTATATTGCAATATCATCTGCTAAATGGAGCTGTATTACGATCAGACTTTGTAGTGGAAAATCTGACAGAAGCAATATTTGATATTAATACACAAGTTTTAATTAAAAATGCTGTAACAAATGTTGAAAAACTTATTTGCAATAAAGAATCATTAGAAATTTTAATGTCGTTAATACAAGAAAAAATAGAAGACTTCGACTAATATGGGATACTTCAAACTAATTAATAAATTATTTCCTGCTTCACCAGATCAAATTCTCAAAAAAGCAACAGACGCTGAAGCAGCAGTCGCACGCATGGCGCACGTGAACATCATTGTTAATGATCTTAGTGATATTGCTAAGTATGATTTAGATATAGATGCAACATATGTTTTACCTATCAACACTAATAAAGGTATTATAGATATTATCAACTTTGATCTTATTGCAGTACCTCTACCTGCACTTGGTACTGAGTATCAAATTACACTAGTAAATAATCCTGTACTGAATATTGCAAATAAAGAAAACTTATACATTCAACTTACTCCATATTACAGTGCTGGAATTCTGGATTTATTTGTACCATATGTTGTTGCAACAGGTATAACAGCAAATGGATTAAATATAACTATCTATAATGCTAATCCAGCAGCAGATCCAGGTTCAAATGGAACAGGAGATTTCTATATATACTATGAAATTAAGACATTAGCATAATGCCTATTAAGAAACTCGTACCTAAAGTACCAGATCCTTATATTAGCAAGAATGAGCTGAATCAATTCTGGCCTGCTAGATTTGGTCATTTAGATTATTTAATTGATCAGATTAATGCAACATCAAGTACTACTACAAATGGAATAAGTGGTTCAGTAAAGATTATATCAGGTTCTATTACTCCTGCTCAATGGACAACACTACAGAGTGATCCTATTCCAATCTACACTAATACAGCAAATGCTTTTTTTATGCCACTTAGTGGGATGATAAAATATTCATATGATCCTGTTTTAGGTGTACCACCTTGTGAGCATTTTGGACTATATTATGATAATGGTAACTTCATACCTGTATTAGTAGTATATTCTACTTCTTGGCTAACAGCAGTTCCTATGCCTACAGGTATTATAAACATGCTCCCTGACCCTAGTCAAAATGCAATCGGTTCTAACACTGATGTATTAGTTTTAGGTAGTGGAGCTAATATAGATTGTCCTGGGACAATAATGAATACGTCAACCTATTTTATTGTGGGATTAGAAATTATAACATAAAATTTTACAAAACCAACAAAAACCAACAAAATGAGTGTAACAATTGTAGAAACAAATCCAGCAACAAAAAAGTACAACAGTACTATTGCTATCCGCCCTTATGTAGACTTATTAAAGTCTAATATGGGATTAGAGAAATATGATCTTGCGTTATTTGATGGAATCTTCCACGAAGAACAACTTGCTTGTTTAGAAATAAACGGTATTAAGCGTTATGTAACAGGACTTAATGAATTTGCTCCTGACATAAAGAAGTTACCTGAACAAGAGCGCGAAGCAGCTATAATTGAAATACGAAGACTTGTATCTCAATTAGAAGCAGAGCTTGCTGCAAACTTCGTAGAGCCTAATGACAAGGAGTTTTGGAACAAAATCAAACTTCTTGCTCCAAACAACGATGATTTCTGGGGTAAGATTGCTATTCGTGTATCTAATGAGCCTGTGTTTCTTAATCCCCAAGATCCTCATGATTTAATTAAACTCAAAGCTATTGAAGCAGGTGGATTTTGCCTTGTAGCTAAATCACTAGAAGTAGCACGTAAGTCTACTACTACACATAAGTTCTATCTTGACAAATTCGAAGAGACAGCTTCTATTAAAACTGAGGTCAAAAAGATGCGTAATAAAGCACTTGCTGAACTAGAGAAGCTTGCAAACAAGAATGTAAACAAGCTTATGTATGTATCCAAGGTGGTAGATCCTAATTCTCCTCAATACAAAAAAACTACTCCTACAGATGTTATGTACGATAACATGGACAAGTACATCAATGGAGAAACAGTAGATACAGATAAACGCAAAACAGCACAACGATTCCTTGAAATTTCAGGTCTTGATATGGAAACACTCAAGATTAGAGCTATTATCAAGGATTCAGCATATTATAAGTTGATTGTAACCCGTGGTGATGGATATATTTATCACAATGAGTCTAACACAATGCTTGGAAAAAATCCATCAGAAATTGCAGAATATCTTAAGAATCCTCTTCATGAGGACATTTTGATGAGTCTTACTAAAGGCGTGGAGAAATACTGGAATAACTAAACTAATAATGACAAACGCAGAATTACAGATAAAAGTCAAAGAGAGGCTAAACAAATTAGCTTCTCTTGACTATGATAATTTTGAGTGTTGGCAGATAGTTGAGGCTTTTAACAAAGCGCAATTAGAGTGGATTCGTAGACAAGTGATTGGTGCTAATCAATACAAGCGAGGGGAAGGGTCATCAAAAGTAGTGTATGACGATCTACAAAAGCTTGTTAAAACATCACCCATTAGCGGTAATAACTACCCAACAACAAATCCTGCTAACTTTGAAACTGATATCATTCCATTAGATTATCTTTATTATAGTTCAGTATATGCAATGGTCAAAACAGATTGTTGTCCTGAGCGTAATATGATAGTCTATATAGTAGACAAAGAGGACTTGTATGTAATTCTACGTGATGTCAATAAAAAACCTAGCTTTGATTGGGGTGAAACTGTAGCAGTCCTTTCTGATAATAGGATGACTATATATACAGATGGAGATTTTCAAATTACATCGCTTAGTTTAACATACTATCGCAAACCTAATCCTGTATCATTTCAAGGCTGTGTAAATATAACAACTGGAGCAATCACATCTGATGTGCCTTGTGAGTTTAAGGATGACATTGCTGAAATTCTAGTGGACAATGCAGTGGCTATATTAGCAGCGGATATTGAATCATTTAACCAATACACAAGGGCTACTAACTCAGTGCAATCTAATACATAATGGAGAATAATTCTGTAAAAAGACCTCTAAAGGCAGTTGAGTCTAAAGAAACAAAACCTACACTACAAAGGCCATCTGAGAAAGAAACTGCAAAACCTACAGTTACAAAGAGTAAGAATCCTCTTATTTCAGATGATTGTTTAAAAATGCTTAACTATAGGATTGAACAAGAAGACTACTCATCACGGGTATATCTTGCTATGTCTATGTGGTTAGATGATAAAGGATACATGAATGCATCTAAACTCTGGAGAAAATATTCAGATGAAGAACGCAATCATGCAGATTTAGCAAGACAATATTTATTAGATTTAGGACTCAGACCTCTGACTGCTATGCTAAATCAACCCGTGCAAGAGTTCTCAGGATTCCCACAAATTATTAAAGATACATACGAGCATGAGGTAGTCATTACTAATCAATGTAAAGAACTAGCTAGTCATGCTCTCAAACTAGGAGATCACATGCTCTACCAACTTGCTGGTACTTATCTCAAAGAACAGATTGAAGAGTTAGGTAAAGCACAAAATCTGGTAGATCAATTAGAATCTTTTGGTGAGGACAAGATAGCAATGCGTTTACTTGACCACGAGCTCAAAGATTATCTATAAAAAATTTGGATATTCTAACATAATACCTTATATTATATCATATTGTAACCCCTAAAACTTAAAAAACAATGGCTTATTTTAATCATGCGTTTCAGAAAACGCTTATTGCAACAGACATCAATGGAGATACTGATGGTGGTTTCTACACAGTTGATGGTGACAGCACAATTCTCATTCCTGCTGGAACAGTGGCAGTAGTAGCTAGTGTAACAACAGGTACATTTGCTGCTAACACAGTAATTGACACTAGTGCAGCATTTGGTGCAACTACTATTCAACAATTACCTATGATCTATTTGGCTCAAGGTAGCATTAACACTAAGGACAAACTTGGTCCCTTAGCTGGTGGATATAAAGAGTCTGTAAAGACTAAAGGTATTAACCCTAAGTATGTAAGTAAGTTCTTTAAGGTTGATCCTTGCTGCTCTCAAAATGAGATTCAGACTGTATGTCTTTGCACAGATGCTATACCTCAATGTGGTACATCTTACTATTTGCGCGTTGATGTTAAAGGTTCACCTGCGCTACGTTTTTTGAGTCATAATCTGTATCGTACTTTTTCTTCTAATAATGTATGTTGCCCTGCTGATCCTACAGCTTCTACAGCAATTGATCCAATGCAAGTTCAAACTTCTTGGGCATGGCAAATTGCTCGTGATCCAATCATGAGTCAATTTATTCAGGCTGTACTGACTTGGGATTCAGGTGGTGGCACAACCACTTTTGATGTAGCTGCTTGGTATGCTGCTAATCCTACTCTTATGGATACAGATCTTTATGCTGCTATTCAAAACGAACCTGCTACTTATCCTTATACTTCAAATGGTCTTGCTTCACAAGAGGAAGATTATTTACCAGGGGAATCCACAGGTGCTTGTATGTACTTAATTGGTGCATATGTAGACACTCAGTTTGGAACTTGCTCTTTCCATCCACAAGATTTTTATGAACTTGCTCCTGTTAAGATCTACCCATCTATTACTGACCAATTAGGAGATCCTTGTGTTGATCAAATTTGGTGTACTAATCTTGATCAACTTGGTGTACAAGGTGATGGATATGGATACAAACTTCTGCGCGATGTGATTTTATTCCGTCGTTATATGCAAGAGCAATATGTATACGATCCGCGTTTACGTGAGGTTATGAACCAAGATCAAGCTTATAAGTGGATTGATCAAACTAGTCAATATACCACTTACGGTATTCTTCATAGTGTACCAAGGTTTAACAACCCAACAGGTGTATTTGACAATGATCAATATCTAGTGACTATTGTTATGCCAGCCACTGCGGATTGCGAGACTTCATCTAGTGTAGCAACATTTGAAACTTGGATGAATGCTTATCTTGCTAAGGCTGGTAATGGTGTTCAGCTTGAAGATCTTTCTGCTTGTTGTGTTAGTGGAGGATAATAATATTGATGTATTAAACTAATAAAACGTAATACCTTAAAAGGGGGAGTGAGAGTTTGACTCTTCTTCCCCCTTTTTATTAAATAAAAATTCGTATCTTATAACAAGAACCATGGCACGACACCAATTATCTCTCAACATAGTAGATGGTTGTAACCCCAATAATTTTACAATCATTGATACGAGCAATTATATAAATGCTCCTTTATCTTGTCCTACATTAGGAATTACAATGCCAGGTGCTGGAGGTCCTATATATTATGTAGATCCTACACAAACTCCAGGTAGTCAATATTACCCTCTTCCTGATGTTTTACAAGTTGATTGTAGCCCATGTCCACCATGTCCTGCTGGTACATTTCAACCTTATATAGGTAAGCCTAAATTTAACTATACAATAGACAATATATTCTTAAAAATCCAAAACTCTGGTGAAACACTAAGTTCTCTTTCTGATGGACTTTGGATTATTAGTTATTGTGTTGCTCCTTGTGATAAACTTGGTGTTGAATATTATTATCTTCGTATAACTTCTGCACTCAATCAATATGCTTCTTTGCTTTGTAAGTTAAGATTATCTAACTGCTTACCAAGCCAAGAGACTCTAAATATGATTGACCAACTGCATGTAATTAAGATGTATTTGGATTCAGCAAAAGCTCGCGTTGAAGTATGTCATGCTCCTAATGAAGGGGTAGCACTATATGAATATGCCTTGAAGCTTATGGCTAACTGGGAAAAAACGTGTTGTAGCACTTGTTAAATTTATATAAAACCAACAAATAATGGCTCGAATTCAATGTCCAAATTGTGGCATCCCCTGCACAGGTTGCGCGGGTGCTCGTATTGTAACTGCATCTAATGGAACCAAATGCTGTACTAAATGCATAGGTAAATTAGAACTTCAAATTAAGTCAAATCAACAAAACAAAAATTAACTTAAATGAGTTGCGAAATCACTCCTTCCTTACCTGCAGAAACTAAGATTGATATCCTTATTAGTAATGAGGGTATGAATCGTTATCGTAATGACTATTATGGTATGAATGTATGTAAGGAAGGATATGATTTTATGTATTTAATGGACATGAAATTTCTATTGCAGATGACATCATGTGCCCAGACTGAGTGTCATTGCTATTGTCAATGTTCATATGATGCGGTTAAAGAGCGAATAAATACTTTATGAAACCTATACAAAAGCCAGTAAACAATAAAGTTACATCATGTGAGGATGTCTCATCGACATGTGTCATATGGGATGGACCAGCTTTATCGTTTGGTTGCATGAATATAGAAATATGCAAGGGAGATAGTATAAATATTGCTTTGTACGAGCTTTTCAAAATGATGTGCACGCTTTTAGAGAATACAAATATATCCCTGATTGATTCAACATGTTTGTTTGATTTACCTGCTGAGCCTGATACTTTTGAAGAACTATTAAACCTAATCATACAAAAGTTATGTGACCAGGATATAACAGTACTTTCACTAGAAGATGTAGAAAATAGAACATATAGTGCAAATCTTCCTTACTGCTTACAGAATGTTAACGATGTATTGACTGTAACAAAACTACCTATTGACCAGTACTTCAATAAAGTAGCATTCAGCATGTGTGAGCCAATTGCTCAATTGGATGATAATTTAATTGAAATTGCTGATATACAAGTTCAGATTGCACTTTTAGATGCTGAAATTACTGCGATTTGTATACCAATTGCAGGTTTAGAAGTCACTCCAACATGTTCAGCTCCTGCTATTCCTACACTTATTAACAAAGCACTTGAAGCACTAGAGTCAGCTTTTTGTTCATACAAGAACTTTACAGGTACTCCTGATGAGTTATCCAAGGCTATTGCATTAGATTGTCCTAACCTAAATAATTTATCTGCGCTATCCAACACAAATACAATGAGTGATATTTATGGTTGGGTAAATACCCCCACAAATGTAGCCCAGAGTATGAATAATTTATGGTTAACAATCTGTGACATTAGATCAGCAATAAGAAATATTCTAATAGGATGTTGTGTAGATAGCCCTTGTTTATCTTTCATTGTTTTTTACGAACTACAGTTTGATCCAAACAATCAGTGGATGGATATTGTGTTTAATGATAATGTATATCCACCACCATCTCCAATGCCTGGATTAAATGGAACTCAAACTATTATAAAAAAGTTAGACAGAACACTAACGTATAATGGATCAGTGATTGCTCCAGTGTGGATAGCTGCAGACTTCCCTACTATAGGAAATGTAATCATTACTATTAATGATGGATCTGGCGATATTGTATTAGATACTGGATCTACAATAGTAGACCTTATGTATTTTAGTGGACCAACTGGTGGAAAATACAGATTTAACTACACTCCAGATTATGACTATAATGCTCCTGTAAAAAGCATTAAGATAGAATTTGATTATACATGGGATAATCCATCACCCCCTGTAAGTGTTCTACCACCTGCAGTTCCTACTTGTGAAGAGTGCGCATGTTGTTGTACTTACTCAATAATAAACGGAATTTATTAATATGAAACCTGTCAGTTCAAGTATCAAATCAAATAACAAGTGTCTCAACCCCGTCACTACTAAATGTGTAACATGGGATGGACCAGAGATTACATGTTTAGATGGCACTGTACTCTGCAAGGGTCAGACTATTGAAAATAGCGTATACTTACTTGCAAGCAAAATGTGTGAGATATACGAGGCTATTGATATTCAAGGAATAAATACTTGTATCAACAACATTCAAGATGGTGCTTCTATAAGTATAGGTTCTACATCTACTATACAGCAGATATTTTCAGCTATCATCAACAAGGTATGTTCGTTAAATACACGCGTACAGACACTTGAAAACACAGATTGTCCTGAGATTAGAGCAGTTGTTCCTACTTGTCTTATTAATGATACGACCTTACCAGTTCAAGTGCAAAGTCTTTTAGGGTGGGATAGCACAACTAATACATTACCTATTGAATCTTATGCGAGTTATGTGGCGCAGATTATATGTTTCATGCTCATTAAGATTAATACGATACAGAATAGCATTGCCAGTATAAATCAAGACATCCAATCTTTGTGGGATGCTTTGAACAATTGCACAAACAACTGTTCATTTAATGTACAACCTACTTGTACTAATAATTTTACTCTTAACCCAAATAATCAACCCGTATTCATATCAGATGCATATACGTGGTTAGAAACTGATTTTTGTCAATTACAATCTGCAATAGGAACATCTAGTCAAATTACTGATGCAATATCAAAACAATGTGCTAACTTGAATGAGCAAGACAAGCTTTCTTCAGGTGGTACAATGGAGAATATTGCTGGATGGGTTAATAGTCCAGTTAACTTGGCAGATAGTTTATCAAACATGTGGTTGACTGTATGTGATATGCGTCAAGCAGTAAGTCAAATACTAGATGGATGTTGTTTTTCACTTTGCAGCTACTTAGAGTTTGGGTATGACATCACATGGTCACAGGATGGAACAACCGTTACTTTTTCGGTGAATACTCCTGGATTTGCAACAGTTTATACAAGTGCTGCTGTTCCTGCACCTTTAACGTCTCCTTATACAGCAGCTGCTCCAGGTCCTCTTCTAGCGTGGGTAACAACACAGTTTCCTATAGCATCACAAACTAACATAGTAATTACATTTGATGATGGTGTGGGTATGCAAGCAGTTTGGAGTACAGGTCAAAAACTGAATGCTCTTGCTATTGTTTCAACACCTATTTCATTTACTTTTCCTATGGGTTATGATTATACATCAATAAATCAAACTATTAATATACAGTTTAACTACGATGTGGATGACAGCGTTACTCCAGTGGTAAGTTGTGAGATAAATCAAACTGATAGCTTACCTTATGAATGCTGTTCTCCACCACCTGTTCCTTATGATTGGGGTTATGATATAAGCTCAAGTGATGGTACAGACATGACTATAATTGTAGATGGTCTTCTAGAGTCAACAGGTCTAGTTTATCCATCTACAGGAACTGCTAATCCAACTACGATTGGAGCAAATACATTAATTGATACATCAGCTACATTCAATGCAGGATGGGCAACTTCTGGTGAATTTGGATACATTGTAAGAATAACAAGTGGACCAGGTGCGGGACAAGTTAGGTATATTACTAATGTAAATGTTGGTGCAGATACACTAACAGTTAATCAAAACTGGGATACACCACTACCAACAACAGCAAGTACCTATGAAATTCAGGATATATATTGGTTATTCCCACTTAATGGTCCTGATTATCCATGTGGTATTTCTGCACCTGATCCTTCACCACTGATTGATCTTAAAATTCAAATAATTGAAATTGATAGTGCTTACAACCCTAATGACCCTACTAATTGGAACATACAATTTCAAATTCCAAATATTAGTAGTACTACAATAAGTACTACAGGTGCTATTGTTTCATCTGGTGTTTTAAGTCCAAATGTAGATTATGCGGTTGCTGTATTTGCACACTATGCATGTAACTACTCAGAACCTACAATTTATAACACAGTAACACCTATTGCAGCAAGTGTTAGCATTCAATTTGGAACACCAACAGCACCTGCTCCACAGGTATTTACTACAGCATCAACTCAGGTAATTGTAGATGATATTACAAATAACTCACCATCTTCAAATTTACCTAATCAGAGTGTTACTTCACAAAGTCCTGCTCTTTTTGCATTGACTTTACCTACTGCAGGAAATTTTACTAGGTTTGAGCTTATACCTGGAAAAGGAGTATTTGCTCCACTACCAGGTCAGACGCCTATAAACTATGCAATTTGTGGATTGATTTATGATCCTTGGAGTACTACTGGAGCTCCATTAAATACACCAAATCGAGATATAGTCCTTGGGCAATATCGTGGGTATGATGTTGAGATATTTGATGCGTCAGCAAATAATACACTTACACCCATATTGGATGCATGTGGAGTACCTTTTAAAACTAACTCGTTAGATGATCCAAACATAGCATTTATATATAATCAACCATTTGGATTTGCTGGCCTATGTCCAGTTCCTCCAGTACCCTTGTGTGTTATTGCTCCACAAACAATTCCTCCATGCCCTCTTGGAACAGCTGGTGTTCCAATTACAATTGATATTCCATCTACATATATTCCAAATGTATTGCCTATTATAGTACGCTATAATCCTGCAAACCGTAAGGTAAATCTTAGTGATGATTTTCATACTATAACCATCAAAGCGGGCAGTAGATTAAGAATCAATAATACGGGTGCAGTTAATAATTTGACTAATGCTGATTTATTTTTCTATGTGCGCGTATTTACATTTGATCCAAGTGCAGTAGCTCCAGGATGGAGTGATTACCCAACACCTAGATATAACTCATTTCCACTTATACCTACTACTACACCTATTGGTCCTTTAGGATTTTGGCAAGAAACTGTACTTGTTGATCAGACTGTGACATGTAAATATGGTGATGCAATATATGGGTTACTTCAATACGATACAGGTAGTGCGTCTCCTCCTAATTCTAGTTGTTTCATTGGTTCTGGTGCTTCAACTATGCCACTGACAATTGGACCTGATCCTACTACATCTCAGTTTTCTTGTAACATACCGTCACTTGTAGAAATATCAACAACAAGAAATGGAACAGCACTTCCAGTAATAACTGGGTCTACCAGAGGATTAAACTATAAGTTCTTTGTAACAGAAGACTTGGATATATCATTTGATGTAGTTGTAAATATTAATGCATAACAATAACAAATAAAAAAAATGAATAATAATAACTGCGATCCATGTAATGTTGTACCAGGGGCACCTGTTACACTAGCTCCTATATGTCCTACACCATCTTGTGAAGACCTAGTTCCAACAGAATGTGTCATAAACAATCTGCTTGATGATGATTGTACTAGTTATTTGTATGAATATGATGAACAAACAGGTGCATTAATTATAGACCCATTAACAAATGCACCCACTCCAATAACTAATGATGATGGACAGCCTTCATATCCACTGGGATTATCTATAGTGCCTGGGCAGAATCTTAATACAATTCTTACTAATTTAGTAGATAGTCAGAATTGCGCGTTCAACCCCAACTATATTGCGGGTATGCTGCAAATCATACAGGCTAATCCTAATCATCCTGTATCTCAAATATTCTGCAATCTTGTTTGTAGTTGTGTATGTGATGATGAAACATTGTGTGGCGGTATAGAAGTTGAGCAAGCAGTGTTTAATCCAATAGGTACAGATACTGTATCAATAACATGGTTTGCGTTACCAGGTGTTACCTACACCCTTAATTTTATTAATACAGGTACACTTCCACCACAAACTAGTACAATACCAGGATTTATTCCTAATATTCCAATTGGTGGAGCAAGTTATACATATAATGTACTATCATCTGCTGGACTTGAACCAGGTTCTCCTTACCAAATGACCATTACAGCTACAACACCAGATGGTGTAAGCTGTGAAAGTATTACTTGGTTTTTTAATACATTACCTAGTGAAGAATGCACCTGTCCTGATATTAGTATTCAGGTAGTAGATGAAAATGGAGCTGCGTTAGATGCAATCTCATTTAATATTATTTATTTGGGTAGTCCTACTGGTACTATTCCTGTAGAATACTTACTACGAATAGAAGATATTAATGGAAATATAATTATTCCTGCTGGTTTATATCCATCGCTTGCTCCTAACCCAACACCTCTATGTTTTGGTAATTGTCCTCCTGGTGGTGGAGCTGGTTTTGTTGGTGGTACTTACATAGTATATGTTACTCCAGTTTGTGAAGACCCAGATTGTCTTGGTACTGAAGTCTACGAAGAAATATTAGTAGAGGGGCCATTATTGTGTGACGTACCTAACATTGTATCAATAATATCTAATCCATAATGTAATGTCAGAGTACGCTACATATACTATAGGTTATAGAGTAGAAGGAAATACATCAACTACTGTTGAAATAGTCTACAAGGCAAATACTGACGTGGGCTATACATCGTTGATCATTATTCCTAGCTTAATTCCTAATCCTGCGCCCGCTGCTGAGTACACATATACTACTCCAGCCAATACACTCTACAAACACAGGATGTATACAATACAAGTACAATCTATATGTAATGCAACTGTATTCTTTGGGGACTTGGCATATCTAATTACTCAACAATGTAATGAGGTATCAGCGGTGGTTGTAGGTTCTACAATAGATGTTACGTGGGATTCGTGGACTCCACCATCTGGAGACTCAGTTAAAGAATACAGAATAGAATACAAAGAGGTAGGTTCACCTGGTCCATATTATGTTGAAACAATACCTATGAGTACTATTGTAGCAGATTGGGTGGCTAATTTGACATACCCAAGCTATACATTTACACTTACAACTGGTATTATTCCTTCAGCTACCTACGAAATTAATTTCTATACAGTAATTGAATATAATTATTATGCAAACTCGGGTGTGGCTCAAGCTCAAATAACAATAGGATCATGTACAGTTACTGGTTCATTTGTGACAGCACTGTTTGAAACACTAGAAGATGATAACATAGGAATACAAGAAAACAATAATTTCTCAATACTTGAACAATAATGGCAAATACTAAAATATCTCAATTAACAACAGGTGCACCTGCTCTAGGTACTGACGAGTTTCGCATTGCTAGAATAGGTGTCCCTAATTTAGATTTTAAACTAGAGGTCGATGATGTGGTCACGTATGTTGATACACAACTAACTCCTATTTCTTCATCTGATATTGGAGTTGCAGGTGGTATTGCACCACTTGATGGTGGCGGTTTAGTGCCTTCAGCTAATCTTCCATATACTACAATTTCATACCAAGGTACATGGGATGCATCTACTAATATACCTGCAATTGCATCTGGTGTAGGTATAGCAGGTGATTTCTACTGGATTATGACTGCAGGATCTACAACCATAGATGGAATAAATTCTTGGTTGGTAGGTGATGCTATTGTGTTTGATGGTAGTGTGTGGCAGAAGGGTACTATGGGTTCTCCAGGTACTCCTGGACCTGCTGGTAACACGATTCTAAGTGGTGCAGCTAATCCAACTGGTGCTACAGGTACAAATGGTGATTTTTACATCAACACTACTACTGATTTTATATTTGGTCCTAAAGCAGCTGGTACATGGCCATCTGGTGTATCATTAGTTGGTCCTGCAGGTGCTCCAGGAGCAGCTGGTGCTGCTGGTAGTAATGGTACCAACGGTACTAATGGTACTAATGGTACTAGTGGAAGTACCATACTTAATGGTTCAGGAGTTCCTAATAATGCAGTTGGTGTTAATGGAGATTTCTATCTTGATGCAACTAACACTATTATATATGGTCCCAAAAGTGGTGGTGTATGGTTAACTCCAGGTACTAGTTTGATTGGTCCATCTGGATTACCTGGTTCAGGCACAGGTGCTAATGCAATAAATACAGCTGCGTATTGGGGAGCAGTGGGTAATGGTACATTTGTATCTGTTGCAGCTGCAATTAATCCTTTAACAAATGTTGCATATGGAGCTGGTGGTCTTACTGCAGCTGAGACTCGTTGGAACACAGTTAGAGAGCGTTGGTCTATAGATACATTTAACTTAACTACTATTATAGCATATCCAATAGGTGGTACATTTACCATTACAACTCCTGGTATTATTGGTTCAAGTATTAATTACACTGTACCTGCAACACCTCCTGTTACACTTGCTGAGCTTGCTCAAGAGATTGCTGAGACTATTAACAATGCAAGTAGTGGAAATCTAGCATTATCTCGCGCAGCTAATTCTACAGGTAATATAGTGACTGTATATACCAAAAGTACAAATACTGTTACGATGACTAAATCAGCAACAGTACTAGGTACTATAACTGCAGCTAGAACTAGTATATTTAATAATTCTACCATTAACATGTCCACTGATTCAGTTGACTGGGTTGCTTTACAGCAGTTAATGTATCTAACTGAAATAAATGTAAATACTAATTATGTTGAATTTACTGCTGGTTCTAACTATGTCTTAAGCAGATCACTTGATATGCCTAATAAGACATTAAGTAGCAATAAAATATTTACGATTAATGGTAATAATGCTGCACTCAGACCACTTGATATTGCAACTAATGCAGCGCGTAAAAAACTAATTTATAGAGATATACCTGCTCAACGATACGCATTAGATGGCATACAGAGTAATTTAGCTAAAATTCAAATTAGCAATATTTACTTTAGACTTCCTTTTTATACTACTAGAGATATCAATGTACAAACACAAAGTACAGGATGTATGCTAATGGGATATCAAGCATCAGTGAAAGATTGCATTTTTTATGGTGGGGATATAGGTCTTGACTATCAGTTTAATTTACAAGGATTAGTTGAGAATTGTGAGTTTGTTGAGCAATCTGTATATGGTGCAGTAGCTCGTAATGGACAATGGTTACAAGCTATTAGTGATAATGCTCAGTCAAATGGAACAGTGATGAAGGGTGTCAAATTCAGACTTGCTGATAGGAATAACTTTACTACTGATGCTCAACTTAGTGGTATTTATATAGCAGGAGCTTCAGATTGTAGAGTAGAAGATATAATACTAGAAGGAGCAGAAGGAGCGCGCGGGGGTACATCTACTTCCACTGTTATCTATGGAACAGGTGTAAAAACATGGAGTACTAGCAACTTTACAGGTACTGTGGGTCAAACTATTTATATTGAAGAAACTCAGTTTAGATATATGGCGGGAACTGTGACTAGTTACGCAAGTGGTATCCTTACTGTGAATGTAACTACATCTGTACCTAATGGAGCAGTTAACGCAAATAATTGGTCTTTTAGGATTGGCAATCGTTGTGTAAATGGTATTTACTTTAATAACCAAGGTACTTCTGTTGTAAAAGACTTTGCTATTTACAATGTGCATGTTGAAAAGGAGTTTGAGCAATATGCTTTTAAAGTGAGAGCATCTGCTGACACTCAGGTAGATATTAGAAAGATTGTTCTCATTGCTACTAAGAAGTTTGTAAGACTTGTAGAAAGTGAAGCACTTTTTGGCACTATTAGATTAAACCTTGAGCAGTTCCCATATCAACTACCTTCAGATAGTGGTCCTATATTTAAGAACTTCAGTAACACTGGTGCAGCAGCATGGCGTGTTAAAGATATAATGATTGTGCCAATACCTACAGCTGGTAAAATATCCATCCCATCTTTTGGTACATATAACCCATATGATGTAGATGATACAGCAAGTGGTTGTTGGTTAGATGCTACTAGAACAGATATTTGGGATGTGACTGGTGGCGGTACAATACCTATTAATTCTAGGTTTATGTCTATACCCATGATGGCATAATGAGTTCAAGTTCATCTAATCAATCTACTATATCACTTAATGGTAAACCAATTGAGCTGAGTAACTATTCTCAGAATTTGATTGAACTGAAATACTATCCTAATGGTATATCAATTCCTGGTTTATCAACAAGTCTTTACTTTGATAAAAAGGGGTTGGTTGTTCAACTACAGGGGAGTACTAGTCCAAATCCAATACCAGATTCATTTGTATTTAGTAGTTTATTATCAGTATCATATCAGTTTAACTATTATGATGTTATTCTTCCAGTTACAACGGGTGGACCAGGGGAACTATTAAATATTATAAATGGTTGGTTAGGATATGTATCTGGGATAACAGTAAATGGAGGCAGTACATCAGAATTATTAAATAAAATAAATTTAATAGAAGGTACTAATATTGCAATTACATCAGTTTCAGATGCAATAAATAATGAACTTGGTATAACAATTAGTGCAAGTACTGATATACAATACACAGCATTCGTAGCATCGTATGGTAATGATGTAACGGGAGCGATTGGTGATATTTCAAAGCCTTATTTGACTTTGCAAGCAGCACTAGATGGGTTAAAAGATTTGGTTGTAAATAAAGCAGTAGTTGTTGCATTAACTACCGATGCTGATATTACAATTACTAATTGTGATATTAATTTAGGTTATCCGTACCATTTAACAATTGATTATACTCTTCAAAATGAAAATCCAATATTTTTTGATGGAGGAACGATGACTTTGGGTAATGCTACATTTATTGCTCCTTATGGTATTAGTGTAGTAAATTCGACAATAATACTGAAAGATGATTTTATTTATTTCTATTGCGGAGATTTTAGCACTACTGCCTTAGCCAGTATAAATGCAAGTACAATAGAATGTAGAAATTATTATAATGAAGGCACTGTTCAGTCAAATAAATTAATTGTTAAAGACGCATACAGTGGTTCAGGAACAACAACATCAACTACTACCTACCGCACCGTCCTTCAAGGCATAGTAGTAGGTGATGTTCCAACATGGGATGGGAATGATTATGTTCCAGCACTACCATTGCGTTATTATGGAGCTTGGCAAGACAATGTTACACAAACTGCTGCTGCTGACAACACTGCTTACGCAATGATTTATAGAACTGTAGATCTTTCTAATGGAATTACAGTTGTTACTGATGGGACTAATCTTACGAGAATAACATTTGCAAATACAGGTATTTATAATATACAATTTTCTGTTCAATTAGAAAGTTTATCTAACGCAAGTGAAGATGTAACTATATGGTTACGTAAGAATGGAGTTGATTTACCAGCAACAGGTAGTATAGTTGGTATGACTCAAAGAAAAGGTGCGGGAGATCCTTATCATACAATAGCTTCTTGGAATTTTGTTTTAAGTGTAATTGCTGGAGAGTATTATCAGTTAATGTGGAGTACAACTAACCATACAGATATAATTATACGTGCTTATACAGCAACACCTCCTGCACCAGCAGTTCCATCAATTATATTAACAGTTACACAGGTGTAGTTTGAGAATAAATCATGGCAACTAAAAAAACAATCATCAAATTTATTTCTGATAAAATACTACAATGAACATTATAGTAAACTGGGCGCCAGACGCCATATCGCTTCTACCTACAGATGAGTATGATGTACTGTATAAAATAGCAGACTCTGCTAATCTTAATAATTGGATAGTAGCTAATTTGCAGCAAGCTCCATTTGGACCTCTACCTGCGGGTACTACTCAGTATACAATTAATAATGTTTTACCTAATACAGTATATAGAGTAGCTGTTGCTAAAAGCTGTAGTGGTACTCCTACTTTTGTAGTAGAAGGGCAAATTATTGTAGAAGATTGTTTAATAACTTCATTTTATCAAGGACCTCCTGTTAATGGTTATCCTACATTATTTTACTCAATGTCATCCCCTGATTCTAATCATTTGATTAGTAATTCGGTTACAATGTATGACATGACTGCAGGGGATTATCCTTTCTTACTAGAATGTGCAAACCCATGTCCTAATGATCTTTTATTTCCAGTAGGTAGAATTATACCTATAGATGAGCAATGCTTTACATGTCCACCTTTTGCTTCTACTATATATGGTGGAGTTTGTATAAAAGATTCTGCAAAGTATTTATCACCAAGTGGGATATCATCTAGTGCTGGTTATTATGGAAACTATGCAGTTAATCCATTGTGTCTTGGATCTTCTGGTCCCATTCTATTTACATATGGCAATGATTATAAGTTAGACTATAAAAACCGAAATATTGATGTAAATTATAATTATGAATTTCCAGCAGACTTAAATTTATTTACTCAAAGTACAAACACATGCTTTAGTAATATTGCTAATTATCTTGCGTTTACTCCTACACCTATTGCATTGGATGATGCAAGAATAAGCGGGGCGCTTTTGCATGATCCCATAACAGGTGAATATAGCTTTAGTATAGAGGATGGTACTGGACAAACTAATATAGAAGAGTACACAATTTTATACACATCTGATGATGCTTCTTTATCATCACCTCTTCCACTAGTTGATAATAGTGGAGCAGTTATTACAGATTTCAATGTTGATTATGCAGTATATTGTCCTGTAGAAATACTTCCTATACTTAGTCCTGTTCAATTATCTATAGGAATGACAGTCGAGGTATTTATATATGATCCAGGTCTTAACAATATTTGCAATATTAGTAATGCTAATTACACAGGATTAACATTAGCTCAAGCGTGTACTAGTATAGCTAGTTATATTACTGCCAACACTGCTTATGATGCAAATGCTGTAATAATTAATGGAACGCAGTATATTAGAATAGTATGTCCAGGTGTTAATGTAATTGCTTCTGGAGAAATTAAAATAAGTGGCCCATCTCTTATGGGACCTACATCACCAGATATTTTTCAAGTAGCTCCTACTAGTGTAACTGATTTTAGAATACAAAGCGCACTTATTTATGATAGTGGTTCTGGTGATAAGATATATGGAGCTCGTGGATTTCAGGGAAATGATACTGGTAAAATAGAAGTAACAGATATTACTACAGCTACTACACTAGAGTATAATCACCCAATAGCTATTCAGACATCTCGACTTAATCTAGTAGATGTTGCACCACCTGCACGCGCGTGGAACATTGATGTATCAGATGCAGCGGGTGTTGGAGTAGGCGGTATAAATCAAGACATTGTAAAAACAGCAGCAGTATGGAATACTGGATATGTATATCGACTATTCTATACGGATACAACTGGTACAGAAATACGTGTAACTGATGATGCGGGCACTTTAATTGATTCTGAATTTCTATCTACTATAACTGGAAATTCAGAATGTGCTCGTTTAATATCAGTGGATCAAACAAATGGTATTCAACTTATAGTGATGGTTGATGATCCATCTTCTCCTGGACAATGTATTGCAGAAATTATTCAACATAGTGCAGTAGCAAATTGGGTTAGTGTTAATACAATTAATAATATTCCTTCTGCTAATGAAGTAGTAAAAGGTACAATCACTGGAGTAGTTGCTCCCTTTGCTGTAGTTTCTAGTACTCAATATAGTATTACAGTTACGGGCAATCCTTGGACAAATAATCAATACAATCTTTTTACTATTGAAATTATTACTGGTGCATCTGCAGGAACCAAGGTACAATTGTATTTTTATTGCCCAGGACCTCCTTGTAATTTACCTTACTTAACTAATTTTAGCAATAACACAAATACTTTATTTATTAATCCAGCTGCTTCTTATGGATTTGATGCAAGTGTCTTAGCACCTGGTGATCAATTTGTTCTTCTTAATGATCAAGATTATATTGGTGAGATATATGATATAAATGCTAGTTATACAGCTGCTCAATACAATAATTATAAAATAACATTTGAGGATGCAACTAATCCTTTGCTAGGCAATGAGTTTAGCATTGTAGGTACAAGTCCCACAAGTATCCGCGTTGGTCCTTTAGGTATTGGTACTTATTTTAATAATATTACTCAAACATCTCCAGCTCCTTCAATTACACGATTAAACTATGATACGCCATATAGGATCTATAAAATCAATGATGGTGATATTGTATTTAATCCTGTAAACAATTATTGGTATCACTCCTGTGGCAATGGTCAGATAAATGTTATAGATTCTGTAACAGGAACTCTTATTAGTACAGAACAACTTCTAGAACCCAATAGTGTAACTTTTGCAAATGGATCATTTCAGATAGCAATAGATTCATTAGGTGAAGCATATTGTATTCAGCGTGATTCTACCAACACTGATGTAGGTGTTACTCTCATCCCTATCGCCAGTAAGAATATTTATCGCCTAAATGCTTCAGGTTTTGCTCTTGCTGCTATTAATGGTTCAATCTTATGGAATGAAAACATAGCAGGTAACATATCAGTGTATGATGACGGGGTTAATGAACACTTGTTCTTTACATCTATTGATACACGTAAGATTTATAAGTATAACATTAGTGCAAATACATTTATATCTAAAACTGTACCTAGTGTCTACAAGAAATCATCAGCTGTTGAGAAAATTCAAGGAGCAGTTCATATAGAAAATGAGTTCATGATAATCATGAACAAATTAAGTTCAAGCCCATCTGCTAACATATTAAACGATTATACATTTACAAATCTTTTTGTATATGATTTTGCAGGCAATTCTATTGAACAAGTATTAGTTGGAGCAGACTCAACACCATATGCAGGTGCCACTATTAATTGGAATCTTGGAATTTATGGAGAAACATTTGCTGAGTACAATTTAGCTAAAGATTATGGACTTGGTGGACTATCAATCAAAGTCAACGGTTCATTACCTTCTGCTAGAATTTTTTGGAAACAATGGACAACAGATAATTACTATCAATCTCAAGGTTTTGTAGAAACAGGTGTTGCTCAATTGTGGGGAATATGTATAGGTGAAAGTGGTGGAGATCTTATAAAGATCTGGAACATTCAGTCAAACGGTAGTTTGCAAGCATCAAATAGAACACTTTATACTTATGGTGGTACAAGATCGTATACAAATCTTCCTGTTAAGATGGAATACGACACTTTTTATAATCATGTAGTTGGTGTTACATTTGCTAGTCAAAGTCTTGTGTTAATAGATCCTGTAAATTTCACAGGTTATCACGGTGGTCCTTATTATGGCAATTACAATGTTTCTACTAATAAACTTGCTATTGACACTCTTGCATCTGGAACTTTAGTTTTTCCAACTGATTTTATCACCAACAATCAAGGTACTATAACAATTTTTGGAGGTAAGAATAGTAGTGTTAATTCAATATATGTTAGATATACAAGTGTTGATATAACTGGTCCAAATAATTCATTCACAAGTACAGGGACGTTAGGAGATGGTTCTAGTCCTAATCCTGGATTATTTTATTTAGGATATAATCCTGGTTATTCACAAGTATATAATCCATCAAGTAATCAAATATGGTTGATGGCTCGTAATATACCTGATATTTGTGAAAATCCTCCATGCCCTCCAAATGCACTTACAACTCAAGATGTAGTTATTGGAATTTTAGATCATGATACGCTAAATGTAATAGATGTAATTAATCTGTCAAATCAAAATGCAGATCCTATAGGTAGTGTTGGATATTACTTCTTAGGATTCTATATTCCAGCACTTGATTTGATGTGTTACATTGGGGGTTTTAATGGTAAGTTATTATTGATCAATGCTACCACTAGACAAACTGTTTATAATGGATCACTCGTCCCAGCTGCTAATTTCTTAAGAACTCCTCCTTTATTGCTTACATCATATTATGGTTGGATGGTTCCTTATAATAATGGAGTATTTTTAGATTATACAATTAACACATTATTAAATGAGCGTTGGGTATATCTTACTCCACAAACTGTGACATATACAGGATTAACACATAATATTTTAACAATTAATGTAGAGGGTGTTGATATTCTTTTACAAGATGATGTATATGCAACTACCCTAACAGGTAATACATTTGGACAATGGAAAGTGTTGACAGATGATACATGGGCTTCTATACCTGGAAGTGGAACAATTACAATCAATCCAAATGAAATCATTGAGTTTGTTATGTTTGACAAGCAGATAAAACTCATAGAGGTAGAAAACCTTTCAACTGCAACTATATATGATCTGGCAAACTATACAGATCTATCTACTTTACCCACGTTCAACAATAAGAATTTCATACGAAACTTTTCTATTAAAGCGGATAACATAAATGTATCTAATGGTGATCAATTAAAGTTTACTTTTAGCAATCCTGCAAACGCCAACAATCCATTCATAAACACTGTAATACTCAATTTCTAAAATGCCAGGACCCGTTACATTCACTATAAACTACAGCTGTAGCCCAAATGCGATATTAGGCATACTAGAGTATAGACACTTGCAACCTGATAACACATGGAGCCCATGGGTCCAGAACCAAATACTTGGAACATTTGCAATTGACACATCTTTGGGATTAAGTCAAACCTTAACAAATGTCAATGGCAATAATGCTGAATATAATCTAAATACTACGTATGAGTTTAAAATACAGCAGTTTTGTGATAATGGCACCATAGTTTATTCTAATGTAAGTTCAGAGGTTTATTCTCAGGGTTGTATACCATACGTAGCTATAGTAAGTACGCAAGGATATGTTGATAGCAGTTATGCTATTGACGTCTATTTTACAAATCCATCTGCGCCAAATGCTCTGATAGATCCATTTGCTACAAGCATTATTAGTTACTCATTTACTGTATTTGAAATTACTAACTCAAATAGGACAGACATTGGAACAGTGGTTGTTCAATATACAGACATTACAAATGGAGTACCAGATTATAGTCTAACTATAACATCTGCTGATTTGACTACTGCTCTGTTATCTGATGGTAAGTATGAAATGGAACTAACAATAACATTTTTGACATCGACGGGTAATATTCAAGTTAATTGTGCTTTAGAAGAAATGTTAATTCTTCCATCGTGCAATACATATAAGATATGGAACAAGGAGTGGTGGACACTCAGTTATACAGATTGTAATGGTAATGTTATAAAAATTGCTAATGATAGACCACAACCTGTAGGTGGAAATATTTTAGAACCACCACCTTTGAATAACTTCTTTATTATTTGTTCTCAAACTGTTCCAAATGGAGGTGCATGTTTAAGTGCAGGTGGTGGTGCTGGTACTATATTTTCACCACCTGCATCACTGGTAAGTGGCGTCCAACAAAATATTACAAATCCTGTTGCTCCTGGAACATGGCCTGTGGCAACTTTATTGTGGGGTGCAGTAGTAGAAAGAGATCCTAATGTTTTGGGATGTGACTCTACATGGAATGGTAAAAGTGGACTTACTAATCAGAATGTATCTATTCTAGTTCCGCAATGTTAAAATTCAGGTTGGTTGGTATACCTGACGTAGGTGATGTTCCCCAGGGTAATACCTGGGGACTCACTATAAACTTCAAAAGTTTAATTTTTATTACTACTTAAAATTTATTATCTTAGATATGAGAGATGTTATTAAACTCAACAGAAAAGGACCAAGGCATCATCCTAAGCGTCATAATATGGTATCACTGGAAAATCTAAAAGTGATAGCTGAAGATCCTGATTGCTTAGTTAAAGATATTAAGGTAATTAAACAGATTATCATGGCATCGCACAATGTTATTAAAAATGCTATTGTATACACGCGTGATGGCATAGAACTTCCAGAGCAGTTAGGATATATGTTCCTAGGCACATGTCAACCTAAAATACGTAAGAATGTGGATTTTAGAACAACAGACCATTATCTAAAAGTCATACAGCATCGTAATTGGGAAAGCGATAGTTACTTAGCTAAAATCTTCTATACCAACTATGAAACAAAATACAAATTTAAGTATAATGATTTGTGGGGGTTTAAAGCTGCGCGGGAATTTACTAAACTAGTTGGATGTGAGTATCCACAGAACTGGAAGATGTATATTCAAGTAGATCATACATTAAAGATAGCCAGATTATATAGGTCTTACGTGCAACAGGTTAATAGAAAAGGTGTAGATGATCTTTTATCTGATCAATATAATCCATTAGAAATTGAATAACATGTTCAGAGCAATGTTAAATTTCATAAAGAATATTATTAAAAGTATTATAGATATAAAAGAAGCAACTGAAGATATATCATCAGTAGTTCGTGTATCAAATCAAGCTGCTCAAATGATTAAAAACTTTGAGGGCTATAGTGAAAAGGCATATGCTGATAGTGCAGGTGTGTGGACTATAGGATATGGTAATACATATTATGCAGATGGTACACCTGTAAAAAAAAATGATACTATAAGTAAGACTGACGCTGAGAAACTATTTGATCAAGTACTTCATTTATTTGCAGATGATGTAGATCAGATGTTGAATGTGAAATTGAACAATTGTCAGTTTGGAGCTATTGTATCTTTGAGTTATAACATCGGTATTAAAGCATTTAAGAAAAGTACACTATTAAGAAAGATTAATGTTGATCCTAATGACCCAACTATTGCTAATGAATTTGGACGTTGGATAAAAGCAGGGGGTAAAACACTAAATGGATTAGTAATACGCAGAAAGAAGGAAGCGGAATATTACGTCAGTAAAAATTGCTAAATTAAATATCGATGGTAGCTACAGTATCAGAAGCAATAAGCAGAGTAAGGAATCAGATCAAGTCTGTTAACATTGATGCGTTTGTTACAGATCGTTATATCTTTTCCCTTATTCTCAAACATATATCTTGGTTGATAAAGCGGGAGGATGATAAGGGTATACTTAGAAAGTACAACACAATATTCCACACCTTGGATTACTTTCCTATGATTGATGTGGACAAGGCAGATGTTGGATGTTTTTGCATTACATCTGGTTGCACAATTAAAAGAAGTAAATACAAGATACCACCTACGTACGATGGATCATATGGTCCAATAATAAGATCTATAACAAGTATTGATGGTACATCGCCACTAACCTTAACTTATCCATCTACTTATCAATCAATGATAAGACAAAAAACTTATAAATATAACACCACCTTTTACTACTACATTGTAAATGATTACATCTATGCTCCTAATATATCTTGGCCTGCTATACGAGTCGAGGGTTTATTTAGATCAGGAATTGGTAATTACAACTGTGATATAGAACACGATTGTATCTACATACAAGATGAGCCATTCTCAGTACCTATGTATTTGTGGGCTGAGATGGAACAAAATGTGATGAAGGACTTGACAATGAGTATCCAGATACCCAGTGACACACAATCAGATTTCTTAAGTAATACGCAATGAAGACAGAACTCCAATATAGAACCTTTGATGATTTGATGTATTCTGTACGGAGTGATCTGTATACATTAGATCAAGACAACTTCATCAATCCACAGGAACTGATTAAGATTGCCATCAAGATTAACTATGAGCTTGGTCTAAAGATTAATCCATCTCGGGGTAAGCTTATTGATGTATCTAAGGGTCTAGGTAAGCTACCTGCTGATTTTTATGTAATGAACTTTGCTATGTTGTGCGGTGTAGGTACAGATACTTATACTACATGTAAGTCATCTGAGTTCAATACTATGTATGACCAAATGGTTAAACTAGCAGGGATTGTAAACGCGCGACCTATCATACAGGTGGCTGACTTACTTGTAGATTGGAATGTAGTGACGCATAATCTTGGGTCTACAGATATTGTAGTTAAAGTCCAAGACTCTACTAAGGAATACATCAACTTTGAGTATGTAATAATCAATGAGAACCAAGTCAAAATCAAAGTCTACCAGTACTACCCTGCTGCAAGAATTACATTTATTGCTGCAGCAAATGTTGTAGCAAACTGTTCTATTGTTACAGATAATTGTCCTGATGGCTGCAAGATTATTGAAAATAAACCAGGATTAATAAGGGAGTTTCCTCGTCCAGTACCTATTGAGATATTACCTTACAACTACGGTGAGCCTGATTGTAATCTTAGTAACGTAGGTTCATACAACTATAGACTAAAAATCAAAGACAAGTTTATTCATACGATCAACTTTACTGAGGGTAGAGTATATATAAACTATGAATCAGTGATGGAGGATGATGATGGCAACTTGCTTGTTTTGGATCACCCTACTGTAAATGAGTACTACGAGTATGCTCTTAAAGAACGTATCTTAGAGAACTTGTTCTTAAATGGTGAAAATGTATCTCAGAAGCTTCAGTTAGTTCAGGCTAAGATTAGACCATCAAGAAATAATGCACTAAGCTTTATTAATACTCCAGACTTTGGAGAGATGAGACGTGTGTGGGAAAAGAATAGAAAAGCGATGTATGCCAAGTATTATAACATGTTTAGTAGTAACGTTTGGGGTGCTAACTTCAAAACGGTGAGAGGACATTAATAGCAATACTAAAATGGCAGAAGAACAAAAAGATCAGTCATCCAATAATCTTAATAGCACAAAAAGTAATAGCTATAATAAGGGTCTCATTAAAGATTACAATGATTCATTTGTTCCTGAAGGAGTATGGATCAATGCAATCAATGCTGTTACTACATCACACAAGGGTGACGTTGGAGTTATTGGCAACGAGCCTTCTAATTTATATTGTTTTATAGCACCATACACAGTAATAAGTATTGTACGCAGGGATACAGATACTTGGGTGATTTTTTCTACTAATGATGTACAGTCAGAAATTGGAATTTTTAAAGAATCAACTTGTACTTATACCAAGAATGTATCTGACAAATGTCTTGGTTTTAAACGCAGTAATCTAATAACAGGTTATATACAGTATAACTTTGACTGCACATATTCTGTATTTTTTGCAGATGGTCTTAATCCAGATAGGATGTTGAATTTAGATAATATTCCTTATGAGATTACGGGATATGATTTGACTAAACCAGATTGTCCTATTCCTATATATTCAAACTGTTTAGACTGTGAGAAAGTAAGGTTGAACTATCTTATAGATCCGCCTTGTTATAATGCAACTAAAGCTAAGGGAGCAGGTTCATTATTGAATGGATCATATCAAGCAACAATTGCTTACACTATCAATTCACAACGTGTTACAAGTTATTTTACTCCAAGTAATATTATTGGACTTTGGGATCACAATGGTGTTGGTGGAGGTCTTGAAATTACATTTACAAGTATTGATAAAAGATTTGAAGAATACGAGCTGATTATAATTAGCACAGTTAATTCTCAAACTACTGCAAGAAAGCTTGGTAATTATAGCACCAATCAAAATACAGTTTTTGTAGATGCATATAATGAGTCACTCCCATCAGTAGATCTTTCATTAATCCCATTAGTTACACCTATATATGAGAAGTGTGATAAGATGTTTTCTCTTAATGGTTATCTGCTGCGCTCAGGCATGTATTCCAAATATGATTTTAATTATCAACCGCTTGCTAATCAAATAGTAAGTTATTGGCAAGAGGTGCAATATTCTGCTGACTATTATTATAAAGGTGGTACTAATACATCGTACCTACGAGATGAACAGTATCCTTTTTTTATACGTTGGTTATATAATGATGGAGATAAGTCTGCTAGTTACCACATACCAGGTAAAGTAGGTGTGCCATCAGACTTTCAGACTAGAACAGGACCTGATGTTTTATTTGGTGATAATCTACAATGGCAAGTTTATAATACAGCAACCATAACTAATGCTAATGTAAATACTCTACTTTCTGATGGAGGTCGTGTACTACGTGAAGGTTTAATGGGATATTGGGAATCAAGCGAAAGATACCCTATTAATAGACCTGAAGTGTGGGGTGATCTATGTGGTGTACCTATCAGACATCACAAGTTTCCAGATAATGGTACTACACACATTCACAATCAAGGTGGGGATAAGATCAACATCCTAGGTGTCAGGTTTGATAATATACAACATCCACAAGATGCAAATGGTAATTTAATTACCAACATCATAGGCTACGAAATACTTAGAGGATCTAGGGAGGGCAATAGAACAATCATAGCCAAAGGGTTACTCAATAACATGAGAACTTACAAAAATCCCGATGGTAAAGAAGTATTATATCAAAACTACCCTTATAATTGTCTTCAATCAGATAAGTTTTTAATAACGCAACTTGCTAATACAGGCGAAGCTCCTAATGATGATGGGGCTCCACTTACAGGTTATAAAAAAGATTACTATTCATTTCATAGCCCAGAAACAAACTTTAATAGTCCATTTCTTAATATAAATGAAGTACGACTGTATACTAAGCAGTATGGCACAACAAATGGTAAGTTTGACTATGTATATGCACATCCAAAACAAAAACTCATTACTAATACATCTTACTTAATAGGATTGTTCCTTGGTTTGGGTATAGCTATGAAGGCTGCTTTTGGTACTAAGAATATAGAAAAAACTGCTGATGATACTACTGCAATTGTTCAAGCAGGACAAATAGCACTATCGTTTGGTCTTCTTGGAGTAAATGGTTTTGCAAGTTCAGCTTTATATTCAAGAGTAGGAACTGCTCCAACTGGAATATCAGCAGGAAGCGTAGGTGGTTTTTTTGGTGGTCCGACTAGTGGTTCTTTTCTTGGAAATTCTGCTTCCCTTCAATTCCCTACAGTTACAGAAACTGGTGGTGATTTATCTGGATTAGATTTTAGATATTTCTTTCCAGCTTATATGACAGGAGCAGGAAGGATAGCTGCTGATGTTGTTAAATATGGACTATGGCTGACTACTATGAATTATTGGGCAGGTTTAGGATTGGATTCTGTTTTAAATATTATCTATCAATTAATCCCTTTTACTAAATACGCTCTTCAGTTTAACTCTCATGGTTTTTACAATAACTATAAACCTATTGGTCTGCAGTATCAAAATACAATAGGTCAAGTAAGAAGAGAGCATGATTTAAGTTTATATGTCAAGAATCAACTGCAAACATTCGACGCTAGTTTTAATATCAATAATCTATATAGGAATAATTATGTAGGGGTAAAGATTAAAGGTGAGTTTGCAGATGTATCAAGTGGAGAACCTACATTAGTTGATAACTCACTAAAAAGAGTGCGGGATACAAATGCTGTAAGTTTTAGTAATCCTGTTGTTGGTACTGTTACCGCTACTACATCTGCATATTACGCAGGGTTAAAAGTAGATTATGTAAACCAGTATGGACAACTTGAAGGTATAGTTCAAATACCTATTCAAACATGTTATGCACCAACATCTAGTAAACTAGAAGATAAAATATATTCATCATCTGTGTTATTTGGAGGAGATGTTTACATTAACAGATATACAGAAAAAAACCCTTTCTTTTATTTTGTAGAATGGTTGTATAATTTTCCTGATGGTACTGCATTTGACTATTCACAATATGTCAATCAATTTTACCCACGCTACTGGGCAAACTTTGAAAAGTTTGATAAATCTGATATTAAATCTCCTGTTGGCTTTGGAGTAATCAAATCATTTCTTGGTGGTAACCTTGAAGATGGATTACTAAGTTGGACAAAAGCTGCTAGTGCATATCACCATTTAGATCGTAAGGTAAGTAGTACAAATAGCTTTATTGTAACTAGTGCTTGGTTCTATCTTTTTAACAATGGAATCAGAGACTTCTTTGTAGAAAGTGAGGTTAACCTAGCATTTAGAGACTATGGTGAATTAATTAGTGAAAGACATTACGATAAATATAGCTACACTGATTATAATGCCATCTTTAGATCTGATATCATAAAAAGTGGTAACTATTACAAGTACGATTATTCCTTATCAGTAAGTAAACTTATAAATCAATATACAAGTTTTGGTGCCATCTTACCTAGATCATATGATCCTGAAGTTGCAGAAAGCTGTTATACATATTTACCATCTACATCTTTTTATAGTCTACCTCAACAATCAGAGCAAAAACGTGATGCGTGGCGTATATATTTAACAAATAACTATAAAGACTTTGAATTTAGAATAACCAGCATCAAACCTATAAACAGAACAGGTGCTATTATATTATTCCAAGATGCTGAACCAACTAGTATAACAGGTGTAGATCAGTTAGAAACAGGGTTAGGTACTAAAATTACAATAGGTGATGGTGGATTATTTGCTCAACCTTTTCAATCTTTGGTTAATGCAGACGATGAGTTTGAGTATGGTTCATGTCAAGATACCAGGGCGGTAGTCAATACCCCATATGGTATGTTCTACATGAGTAGAGCAAATGCTAAAATTATGCAATACTCA